AAGCGCGAGCGAAAACAAAAGATTGCCGTCGATAACAACACCAGCAGGAATGGCTTTAATGATTTTTCTAGTCATTACGCGCTGTTCTTTTTTACTCACACTTTCGAACAATTCATCCATGTAATAAGCAAGCCAAGCTGGAGCTCCAAGAAGCTCTGGAAATCTTTGGTGATAGTTTCCGCCAGTGATGCAGCCAATACTACAAGAAAGAGTTCCTTTTCCTTCGCCGTAAGTTCCACCCTGAAACAAATCAGCTAGTTCGTGCTCTTTGACGTGAGCAAGTAATTGCTTTTTGGTATATTGTGTGCCGGTAAATGTTTTCATAGTAGTCCTCACTTGGTAGGTGCTTGGACATATACTAAATTGTCCTGAGCTCGAGTTATCGCGACGTAAATTAGATTGTATTCTTGGGTTAATTCCCAGGCCTGTTTCGCCATCGACAAAGGCATCCAAAGATTTTTGCCGTAAATATAGACATTTGGCCATTCTCGGCCTTTTGCCTTATGAACTGTCGAAAGAGTTACTAGTTGAGCTCGATCACCGTCGTCTTTAAAGATTTCGTTTATCTTTGTTTGGATTTCGTAGAGGTTCGAAGTACCTTCTGCTAAAAACTTTAAGCAATCTATACGATCGTTAAGCAATTCAATAGCTCGATCTTGCTTTGCTGCTTTCAGTTTCTCGATTTGTTTTTTCGACCAAGAATCAAGCTTCTCAAGGAAAGCATAGGTGTATTTCACTTTCCATTTTTTGGTCATTTGGATTAAACCTTGACCGATGTCTCGTCCTTCAACATAACAACCGATTTTTCGGCGAATTAGTTTGAATGCAAGCATGATTAAAGGAGCAGTCTTTCGACAGAGAATTGCATCTCTTCCTGGCTGAAGATCAACCAAATCGAAATCCTTAGCTTCAATGGTTTTCACAGAACCTTCAGGAGCTCCGGCGGCCGAAGAAATTTCAGGAACATATCGATTAGCTGCCTTTACGACAGAAGTTGGGCATCGATAAGATACGGTTAATGGTAACAGAGAGCATCGAAAATCCTTTACGATTTGGTCAACAGCGTCAGAATCTGCTCCAGTAAATCCATAAATCGCTTGATGCCGATCACCCACAAAGACTGCTCGGCTAAATCGAGGATCAGTTAATTTTTTTGCCAAGGCCCTTCGAGCAGGATTTGTGTCTTGAGCTTCGTCGACGAAGACCCAAGCATATGTCCATGCCTTAACATTCTTAAGCACAGGCATGTAGATCATGTCGTCGAAGTCGATCAAATACGAAGAAATCTTAATCGATTCTAAAAGGACAGATTTTGCTGAATCGATTGCTCTTTCTTTATGAGAAGAATCTTCAAGAAGTTCTTCTAGAGCAAAGTGATCAACAATGTCATTCCAAGCTAAAAGATCATCAAATTGCTGGAAATGACCAATTGCTCTTTGTTTTGCCAGAGATACTAGTTGCTTCACGAAGGCATGCCATTCAGGAGGCACTTCAGTAAGAATTGTATCCCATTTTAGACGATCATCAATTTTGACCGAAGGATAAACTTGCTTCCACATTCGCAGACCGAAAGAGTGGAATGTTCCTGAGTCTACTCTAGTTCGAATATTACTGCCATTTTCGGCGTCAAATTTAAGAATTTTGGTTGCAATTTCATCAGCGATCTTTTTGTTGTACGCGATGAATGCAATCTTTTGATATGGCAGTCGAAATAATGGAACAACCTTCGCACACAACTGAGTTAAAGTTGTTGTTTTACCAGATCCGGCTGTGGCTTCAATGAAAGCATTTCCACTTCCTTGAATGGCCCATTCAAAAACTTTTTCTTGTTGTGGCGAAGGAGTAAACATAGATTATCCTGACTTACCGACGTCTTGCGTCGAAATCAATTGTTGTTCAGGGATTTCGAACTTTGGATTAGAAAGTGCTAACACTTTTCCTGCTAAAGTTATTTGACCATGCATAACGAGGAAAGCAGAGACCTTAGATCTCATTGCTTCAGCTCCGAGATTGTATGCAGCTTCAGTCGAAATAGATTGATTCATAAATTTCTCTCTTAGTGAGAATGAGGAGCAGGAATTGCAACAAATCGAGCAGCAATTAAAGCAGTTGAGGTGATCGCATGCGGCCAGATTTGGGAATAGAATCGAGCTTGATCGTCTGCTGTATAAGCAGAATCATAAACTGTAGCTGCGTTTTCATCTTGAACGATAGCAATGTTTGCTGAATCGTCAGAAGCCTTCACAAAACCAAGTGATTCGCCTTGCGAGTCTTGGACTTCAATGATCTGTGAATTCATATAGTTCTCTCAATGTTAAGTTGTTGATTTATTATAACACAACGAGATCGAAAGTAAACTGCTGCTCTAAACGATTTACATTCGGTTACATTTGTATTTTGCTTAGCCTTCGCCTGCTGTCATGATATACTCAATGATTCAACATCAATCACCATATCAGACTTTTTCTCCGCTCCTAAAGAAACTTTTCCAAATATTCGAGTAACGTCACGAATCATAAATTCCTCATGAAGAAAATGACCAATTTCAGTATCATATGGAATCTTTAATTCTAAAACTTCCAAATGATTCCAAGAGGGAACAATAATGTTTAGTTCAAGATGATCCGATTCTCGCGCACAAGAGATCACTCGAATTAAAGCTCTGTACATATTTGGTGAGTTTTGCTCAGCTTTCGTTTTTTGTTTGAACCGATTTTCTGTCGGATTTCTTGCAGATTCGTCAAGAAATCCGACAACATAAAAATCTTCTGGTTTAACGAATTTCCATAGCATTGTGCCGTCTTGAGAAGAAAGAATAAAAGGACTAATCGAAGCAACAATTGCATATTTGTATTCTTCGCAGCCTGATCGTAAGGAAGAACCGTCAGTTCTTCTGACAATATCAAATTTTTGCATTTGGTTATGACTCTAGCAGTTTAGAAATAAGTGCTGAATCTTCAACGTTTTCTTCAAATTCTTTCTGATCATTGTTTGAGATACATCAAAATGTATCAGATTTTCAGAGAAAACCATACAGAAAAATAAATGACCTTTATTTCTAATGACATATTTCATGCTCATATTATTTCCTTAGATTAATTTACCGCCAGCCATTCTAAATTGTTCGTCATTATATTTCCATTGATCCGAAGTTTCATAATGAGTTTTACAATTACTACACCACATAACACGAATGTTAACTATTATTAAACCCGTCTCTTCAGGAGTAGTTACTTCTTTCGTCGCTTGATCACATACTAAACAATTCATTAGTCACGCACCCAGTCAGAACAACAACTAAGAATGTTAAAGGCTTCTTCTGTTTTTGGTATCCAAAATATCATAGCTCCTCTTCTAACTGAGGATTCGTAAAATGTTCGACAAAAAGCTAATGAATCGAAAACAAGGCGGCCCATTTCAGTGTAAGTGCCAGCATCACACAAACTGCGGCTAACATGACCAGAATCATCATGAGTTTTTACCTTACGCATTCTTCCATCAAGCAAAGCTCCATAAAGAGCAGTTTGCTCATCTGGAAAGTCAGTAGTGTATGCTTCAAAAACTTGACCACCAGTAATATTGGCCCAATAGATTTGATTTTCTTTAGATTCTGCGACTGAAGAACAAGAAGCAAACAATACTTTTGGTGGTCCTAATTTATTTTGTGTGTTTAATACAACTTCGCAGTCGCTTAACTGCCAACTTTTAAGAATATAGCCAAATCTATGATTCATGTCGGTTCTTTGTCAAGAAGATCTCCAATTCGCCAAAATAAATCAACAGAAACTAGCACAGTTGTATTTCTTTCGGCAGAATATAAAAGATCATAAATGTCTTTGTATTTTGAAGATCTATGAGGATGTAACGCATGTTCTTGAAGACGACAATTTTCGGCGCATTTTGATATCGAAATTGAGAAACCTGTCAAATAATTTGCAATTAGCTTTCCGCATTCTTCAGAACTAATAAATTCTTCGGTATACTCTTTAGATTTGAGAGATCCAAAGATAATACGGGAAATAGGATTCCATTTCATTTCCTTTCGTAGCTTGTTTCTCTGTTCATCAACTTTTGATTCCCAAGCCTTTAGATTTCTTTTTTGTTCTTGTTCTAACCAGTCACTTAATGACTTTATTAGTCTGCTTGATTCGACTTGCACATAACCTTTAGGCGCATCCATTATCACCACCCACTTTTAGATAATTCAATTACTGTAGAAAAGGATTCATTGGTTCGCCTATCCCATCCACCGCCTTCGAGCTGAATTGATTTGATATTTCGCTCTCGAAGTTCAGTTAAAACTTGACGGTCAAAATTATTTTCAGGAGTAAAAGTAATTTTATTTTCGCTCATTGAAATTTTCATTTATTTTTACTCCAATATGGAGATTTTCTATAAAGTTTCCAAAATTCAAAATATGCTACTTCTTCTTGCTGCGAAGATTCTAACCACGCAAGATATTCAGCGTCATTATTCATGTGAATTCCTGTGCAATCAAGTAAATGGATATGTGTAACTACATCCAACCAGACTAAGTGTCTTCGCGATCAAACCAGAAACACTGAAGCAATCTTAAAACCATCACCCCAATAACTTAACCGATCTCTAGCCTTTTCTCTAGTTTTCACGAGAATGACATTGTTTTCTTTTATCGGTCCGCCAGTTGGAATTATAGCCCAGCATACTCTAACATTTGAGCCTTTTCTTTGAGCTCCAAATTTAATTTGAGTTGGAACTCCGACCTTTTTGGCTTTTTTCTTGCTCGTGAAAAAATAAAATCTAATTTGTCCCAATGACCCTATTTTGGGAGATTCGACCAAATAGTAATTTTTGTCTTTCTTTTTTGACATATTCTTTTGCCTCATAGAATTTCTGATAGGCAATTATAACACACTCAAATGTCTGAGCTGACTCCAGAAATTCTTGATAGGCGGCTTCGCCTGCTTCGGTCGAACGAATTGCTAAATCTTGGGCAGTTATAGAAAACCCTTGATTAGGAATTATGTCTCTAAGAGTGCCGCAATGTTCTATGATTGGTAGACTGGCATGCTTTCTACCAAACATTCTTTCATATCTTTCAGCTAATTCAAGGCCGTGGGCATATAGCCAATCAAAATGCTGTTGAGATTTTCGAACCCACCGCGTCGATGGATGATTTTTGTGACCAGCAGAAAGAGCTTTGTACACAAATTCCGAAGAATGGCCGTAGAAACGAACACAATCCGATAAAAGTTGTGCCGTCTCTAAGACCATTTTAGTTGCTGATTTTTGGACTTGCAAATTTGCTGCTATAATTGGATCATCGTCCAAAAAGAAAATGTTCAAGCTTTACCCGAAGGAGTGGCTGTGTATGTCACATAAGGATGAGCAGAAATTTCAAACTTATAGACATTTTTGCTTTTGATAGGTCTAACACGAATCATTAATTTTTTACGCGTTATAATCTGCTTAGCAAATTCTGATTCATTGTAATACATTTCAGCAAATGCTTTTGCAGCATGTTCCATATTACTTGCAACAACCTCAACTGGAGTATTTGCCGCAGTCCAGACACTAAATTTCTTTCGAATGAAGCTCATAAAATAATTCCTAACAAAACTCTCATAGATTCTTTCAATGCTTTACGTTGCATTTCTGCACCGGCTTTAGTAAAATGAACATTAGGTCCATAAGATGTTTCAGTCGCAGGATCAATACATGCATAAAAGTCCTTGATCTGTCCAAACGAAAATCTCCATCTTTCACCTGGTGGGTCTTTTTCAGTTGGATTTGCTGGCCATCGAAATGGCTTATTATTGACAATTACGAGAACATCTTCTGGCTTTTTTCTAAAATTAATTTCTTCAGCATTATTCCAATCACCAATAAGCGAAATATCGTTCAAAGTAAAGTCGACCCATTTACCATTAATGAGTGTTTCAACTTTATCGCCTAAATTACTGAACCATTGAGGAATGATCAATGACTTAAGGCGTTGATCATCATGTTTTAATCGCAGAACAGCTTCACCTTCGGTCAAATACATGCCACCAGCTTCAAATATATTTTCATCAAAATGATTTGATGAATAAAATCTAGAACAACAAATTTGATGGCTACTTGTCACATACCAATACACCATTCCATCCGATAACTTTGATCGGTCTCTTAATGGCTGAGGAAATTCGATTTTCATATTTGCTTCCTTGTTTTTGTAAAGAGTGAACAAATCTACTTCGGTTGCTCGACAATATCCTTTTCCAGGACCATTCATTTTATTTCCCTATTGAGGACAATTTACCTGAAGTAATGTGTCGTTATTGCTCTGAACAAATCGACTCAATTCGCAACCATAAAATTCTTGGCCATCAACGATGATTTCCTCGTAGAAAATACCAATACTATATGTGTAGAATGGCTTCATTGTTGATTGACTTTTACAGCTCGCATAAAGAAAGCTTGTGTCTTCAGGCCCTATTGAATTAAATCCAACAGAGCATGAGTTAAACTGAATGGCTGAATTTGGCAGATTCAGTTCGATTGTGGTTGCGGCCATGGATACAGATGAAGCCATGGCCAGTAAAATGATGATAAAAGTTTTCATGAGGTTTTAATCCAACAGAGTTTGTTTCCATTCCATTTGTTATCTAAACTCTGGTCTGCCCAGTTGTAGAGATCATTCATTTCACAATCAAAATCATCCTCGTCGTCTGAATTGAAATTTTCAAATACGTCGATAAAGTTTTCGATGTCTTCGATGAATTCTTTTTCTGTGACTGTTTTGAGAAGATCTTTTAGACGACCTGCGATGCCTTTAGCATATTCGATTGGCGTAATTTCTTCATCTTGAACAGCCTGAGCCAAGTCTACTAGGTTTAGTTCATATTTCCATACTGGCATTTTAGTTCTCCTTTTCTCTCGGTGGTGTTGGTCTTTTAAGCCCAACGAATAACTGCATTTAAATCTAATTCGCACAAATCAAGAACTTGCGAAACTCTTCCAGAAAGATAACCTTCTGCTCGACCGCAATGTGTCATATTACCATCAATTACGGTTGATAGAGCTTTATCCTTTCCTTTCACAGATTCTACCATTTTATATCTACGGCATTTGACTGCTAATTCATGCGAAGACACAGAACCAACCGTTCCATCAGAAGAATTAGGATTTAGGTCTAATGCTAACCATAAATCTAGAAAATTAGAATTAGAGAGATTAAGATCTTGGTTTTGGTTAGCTGAGGTCATGATGGTTACGGACATGTTAGTTCTCTCGATTAGTTTTGTTCGGTTTCGGTTTCTGATTGGCCATGATCGACCAATTCATCTAAAGTCGCTTTGATTGCTTTCGCATCAGTTTCATGGTAGATAGCATTAGTAATATCGCCAGAAGAATTTGCGATTGCCCAATGAATGTTGTTAAGAATTCTTGAAGCCTTAGAATCTGCATTAGACTCAAGTTCAGCTTTACAGGCATCTAATGCTCTTTCAAAATGCTTGATTGCCTGTTCTAAAAATTTGTTGGCTTCATTTTTAGATTTTTGGAGATTTTGTTGCAATCTTACTTTTCTTCGTACGTTTAACATGTTAGTTCTCTCGATTGGGTTGTTAGTTTATTCTAACACAATCTTTATCGAAAGTAAACAGTCTACGAAAAATAAATTTTGAGGGTGCCGAAATCATCGGCACCCTCAATCAGACCTTAAAGATCTTCTTCAACTAAAGATTTGAAGTAGTCAATATCTGAATTCTGCGGTTTAGCAGAAGGAGCAGATGGAACGGCAGCAGAATCGACCTTAGCCTGAATCGAAGCGACTGTTTCTTTAGGCGTTTCTGATGGAGCAGAAGGAACTGGAGCAGAAGGAACAACAACTTGCGTCGGTTTCTTTCCGATAGCTTTCTCAAACCGAACTTTCAGTTCTTCTTCAGATTTAAAGATTTTTGGATCGACAAATTCACTTAAGTCGTGACACAGTTTCCAAATTTCTTCGATAGCTTCGTCAGTCTGAGCCAAAGGTCGACCAACTTGGTCAAAAGATGAAGAATCGTAATTGACATTACCTTCAACGTCTTTGATTCGGAGGCTAAAATCTGATCCTTTCCAAAGATCAAATACGTGAACTGGAGTTTGATCTGCGAATTTAGGCTTTTCAGCTTCCATCAACATATCAAAGATCTTCTGTCCAGATTTGAAAATCTTAACTTTGCCTACATTTTCTGGGTTTGCAGGATCAGAAAGAATCAAAGCATTATAGTGGAACGTTACTTTACGTGAACGACCTCGAACAATCTCTTGATTTGCTTTAATTCCTGTTTCCCAGAGTTCTTTGTTTGATTCACAAACAGGACATGGTAACCCGATCGATGTTGGACAATTTTCCCAGAACCAAGAACCATTTGCGCTCTTGAATTTATGGATGAACAATTTAGCCCAAGGAAGAACAATTACTCCTGCACCAGCTCGATTGTGCATCGCTTCAGATGCTGGAAGAAATCGAATTTTTCCGCTACCAATCTTTTTTTCAAGCTTCGGATACCAAAAACGATCGTCTTCTTTTCCTCCGCCAGTTTTGCTACCAATTTCACCAGTAGCCATTTTTGTTTGTAGATCTTCTGTTGCTTTTTTTAAATCACTTAATCTCATTTTTATTTTCCTGTGCTGATGGGATATTCCCTAGATGTACACTTGTCTGAATTTATCAGACTTCTAATTATATCAACACAGGAAAACTTTCAAGGTAAGAGAAATCCTTTCTTTGGATCAATTTTCATAAAGTATTTCTGCTGGTGAGGAAAAAATTGATTCATGTCGTCAATAATCAGATAACTTTCAGTCGGATTCTTCTTGAAATAATCTTCAATTTCAATTCCTCGTAAAGTATATGGAGAAATAAGTCCATCATATCCTGCAACACCGGTAATACCAACAATATTGATTGGTTCGCGTGTATACAAAGCAAACATCTTTTTGAATGCTTCGACATTATGTTCTAAACGCCAAGTCGATGAAATAACGATTCTGTAATTTTCAAATCGACTTAAGAATTCAACGAACTGATAGACATTATGAGGACACCAATTTACTCCATTGATCGTTGGTTCACCTTCAAAAAATCCACCATATCCATATTCTTGACCCCAAACCTCGTTATTAAGAACTCCGTCGATGTCTAAAAATATCGTAATTTCTTCAGTAATTTTCATGTGTCACCTTCAATAAAGAACTCTCGATCTGAAAATTCAATCATATTGCTTGAAAATTGAATGCCAAATTTCTTGTTTAGTGCATGCAATAATTCAGGACTGCCTCGATTTGGACCAAAAATGTCAGCATCAAGAGTTCGAATTTTTGATCGGAGATTCTTAAAATCTTCACGTGTCATTTCGATCAATTGATTGATGTCAAAATGGACAGTACCTTTTAATCGAACCTTAACGATGTCTGTCATTCAACAAATGCTCCTAAACCTTCTGATGTTTTTTTGATCTTTACGAGACGAAGACGAATTGCTTCTTCTTTGATCAACTTTTTAAGATCTTCAGTCAAATATTCAGCAATTTCGTCTTCTTCAATTCCAAAACTTGGAGCTAATTCGGCCGCAATCTCAATAAGACCACGGCCTTCAGCAGAAGATCTATCGACCACATTTCTGGAAAACCCAATCATTAGATCTTCTGAATTTTTCATCTTTGATCTCCATAAAGAGAAAGGACTTGAGCAATCAATGGATGACGCACAATGTCTCGAGAAGTTAAATCAACTCGTTCGATGGCAGCACATTTTCCATGATCGATTCGATTGATCAAATCTGAAAGTCCATTAATCTGTCCTTGAGGTAGAGTTCTTTTCAGATCGGATTGGTATGGATCTCCTGCAATCACCAATTTAGAATCTGGACCAAATCGAGTCAAAAGACATTTCATCTGATCGACTGTTGAATTTGACATTTCGTCGGCAAACACAAAGGTTCTGGTGAAAGTAGATCCTCGCATAAAAGCGAATGGCCTAATCGAAATAGCTCCACTCTCAAACAGCATTTTAGTAGTTCTTCCTCCAACTAATTCAACGCAGCATTCGATGATTGGCATAACGTAAGGAAGCATTTTAGAATCCACTCCTCCTGGAATAAATCCAAGATTTTCATCAGATTCTACAGCCGGTCGAGTGATCACAATTCGATCGACTGCTCCTTCAGAAAGTCGCTCAAGAGCAACACCCATCGTCATGAAAGTTTTTCCAGCTCCAGGTGGACCGACAACCATTGTGATCGGAGCTGTCGATCGAAGAGAACTTAGAAGTGGACGTTGACCAGATGTTCTCGGTTGCAATTTCACTTTCAGATTGAATGAACCTATTTCTGGTGATTCAAAGTATCCCAGATTGTAGCCGGTTTTCTTGGAAATATCGCCTAGATCAGAGGCTACATTTCGATTTGTTCTTTGTCTGTTGTGTTCAGCATTTTGGGTTGTGCGTCGCTTAGTCAAAAGATTCTCCAAGTGATAGTTGACTATTAATTATGTTGAACTTTCTTCTTCATTTCAGCTAATCTTTTGTAAGCTTCGATGACACAATTGGACTGAACAAAGCAGTCATAGAAAGCATCATGCTTTTCTCGGCCTTCAAGAATATCAGTCCAAATATGACGACCTTGTGGAGTCCCTCCAAAATTTCCGTCGATATCAAACATTCCACAGACTGTTCGAACATCCATTTCTTGCCAAAATTTCCAAGGCGCTTCTTTCTGGTAAAACATACCCCAAAGAGCAGAAATTTTAGAACAATCGAAGCTTGGCGACCTTGCCCAAATTTTAGGATTATCACAGCTTCTGATGAAAGTTTCAAAGCATTCTTTAAATTCATTAAGCGGAATTTTTGTATTCTTCATCAATTGAAGAAACTTATCACTGTTTTTATTCATCCACCAATTTACGGTCTGTGAATTAATATCTGCTCCAGCCGATTCTTGTTCTTCCATCGAAGGATAACAATCAAAAGTCGAAACAAGAGTAGCATTTCCAGTTTCTACATCAAGATGAAATGCTACCATTGAAACTTGAAGTAGCATTGGTGTTACTGAGACACTTAATGTCTCAAGATCTAGCATGATATTGTTGGCTTTTATCGGCGATGATTGCATTGATGGGACTCCATTAAGAAGTCCCATCATATACCAGATTACTCAAATCTTATCGGGATTAACTATTATCGTAGGTATCAATAATGCTTGGAGTTAATTTTTTGATTTTTAGATTATCTCCGGTAATTCCATTGATTGACATACCTTTTTTATAACTCTTAGCATCATCAGCAAGTTGGAAAGTTTTGATTAATTCTTTACCACGAAATAAACCAACTGTATCATGCGGACCAATTCTTATTTTTTGAATTGGTCCGCTTTCTGATTTAGAAGATTTCTCTATTTGGCGAACTGATTCCAAAATTAACTTATCAATATTCATGTTATTCCTTATGAGTATGTAGCAGTGATCGCAGGTGAATTTGTTGTCACAATCAACTTAGTTAAAGCAATATCATCAAGGTTTAATTTTCGACCATTGATGTAATACTCACAATCAACTGCTGCTGAGTTTGATGCTGGCATTACAGCTGGCCCGTTTGTTCGATGCAGACGACCATTTTCAAAATATCGTAAACGACCATCTGATAACTTCACAGCAGGAAGAGATCCAGCTCGATGAATTTCACCATTGTTGTAATAGTATACATCACCAGTAATAGCTCGTGTTGTAAACGTTACTGTTCCTGAAACTGTTGTTGTTGCGCTCACAGGGAATAAAGGCTCTGATGAACCTGATGTTCCTGCTGTTGTTACGTAATGTTCCCAAACTCCACCTGCATCTTTAGAAATAACAATTTCATTAAGAACATATGCTTTGGTTGCTTGGAAGAAATTACCTTCCGTAACGATCAATGCAGGACCGTAGTTGTTGTTTGTAACTGTTTCGTCACCGGAAATTGTTGCTGGTGTAGTTGGTGAGTTTGCGACTGTGTATGTAAAAGTTGTTGTTGTAGGTGCTGCAATAACTAAAAAACGACCGTTGTAATCAGATTCACCAACGCCTGCGACTGTGACTGAATCTCCAGCTACTAATCCGTGAACTGTGCTTGTTGTTGCTGTTGCTGTTGTAGAAGAACGAGTAATTCCTGAAATTACAATCGCAGTTCCAGAAGCAGCTCGATGTAAGCGGCCTAATGAATCAATGAATTTAATTCCGAATTGGTCACGTGATGGCATTTTGAATCCTTAATGTTTGTAAATGTCAAATATGTATACGACAGAAATCACCAAAGAAGAAACAAGAAAAGGGCCTTGCGGCCCTTTTCTTTCGATATATGATTAGATCAATTACCGAGTTCGAGTTGAATCAAACACTAATACACATGAATTCGCAGGAATCTTTCGGTTCACTGAAGTGGACTGAATAAACACTTGCCATTGACCGTGTTCGCCTGGTTTCATTTTGATTCGACCAGAAGGAAGACCTAATCGTTGTCGAGCCGTTGAACCACCAAATACCTTACCAGTACGAGGATCACGAATTGCAATTTGCTTGGTTTCGTGAACTACTTGTTCGCTCTTCACTAATTCGTAGAAAGCATTGCCAACAATATAAGGCTTTTTAGTTTCTTGTTCGACCAATCTTCGAATTTCTTGTTCAGCATTCGAATTCAAAATTCGATATTCGGTAATTTCGTGTAGATTTTCTTTTGCCTTTTCTACACTAACATCTTCAAGGTCGATTCCAAAATAGTTTGAACTTCTTGTGCCTCCAGCAGATAAAGTAGCAGTACGAGCATATTGACTTCTTACTGTTACTGCTGAAGCTGTTTGCAAACCTTCAACTGAAGTAGCATCCCAAACTTTAACATTTCCAGGTTCAATTCCATATGCGCTTTGAATGCCTCTTTTAACTCGTTCATCAGGAACCAAAAAAGCAACCGTCAAATTATTTGGACAGTTTCTCATTAAAGTTCTAAATTGCTGAACGTGCGTAAGTCCTGAAGAGTTTTCTTCTCCGTCGGTCAACACCAAAATCATTTGAATATCATTATTCTTGATTTTCTCATATGCTTCTACAATTGCTCGAAGCATAGGCGTGCTTCCTGAAGGACTATAATCCTTCATAGCCTCTACAACACCATCAGCGTCTAATTGATCTCTAAAACACAAATCAGATTTATAAAGATCAGGAGTAACAACGTGAGCAAAAGACTTGTAGTAACCACCAAATCGCATGATTCCGTAAGTTTGATCAATATTTGCTGAAGCTAAGGAAACCGAAGCGTCTTTCATTTCAGCAATAGTTCTCTCAATAATTCTTGGAACATGTCGTCCTAAACCAGACATAGAGCCAGATTCATCGATAGCCAAAATGACTGAGCTTGTTTTACGGACTGGCGGTGGAGATTTGGCTTTTTTCTTCGGAGTTGCTTGAACTTTGAACACTTTAGCCACTGGTTTTTTCGCAGCTAATTTTGGTTTGATAGTAACACTTGCTTTAGAAACTCGATATTTGTATGCAGTTGTTTCTGAGCAGTTATTTCGAGCTGCGATTTGGCGGGCACTGAATTTGCCTGAATTCCAGTCAGCTTGAATTTGTTGAATTGAGAATGCCATGTTCATCCTTAAAGAGTTAATTCAGGGTTTTGCGGATTAATTGTATCACTTTCAGAAATAAATGGTTGAAGCCATACCACTTCTTGATAAGTTAGTAACAAAGTGCATTGAGGAAGCGTCAGTAGACCTAAAAAGAATTGAACTCGCTCGGTAACTCCTGGTGGGTATAATAAGCCAACACATTGCCATCCTTGATTAGAATTCCAAACAAAACTACCTTTATATCTTTCGACAAATTCTGCAATTTTCTCGTAGCCTTGATATTCCCATTTGAATTGAATGTTCATTAGTTAACAAACTCCCCAGTTTCTATAATTCCGATAGTTTCATCTCCAGAAATGTGAAGTTCAATGAAAGAACCTGGACTAACGACTGGAGTTTCCGCTTCTGAAAGTGCGCTTCCTGATTTTCCTGGTCGAGATTTGACGATTTGAACTTTCTTGTTGCCTGAAACAGCAATAATAACTTTTGTGGTCATATGTTTCCTTAATAGAGATTTTCTGAGAACAGCTTCACGTCATCTCCGCCACAACGTCGAAGAATTTGATCTGCCTCTGTGGCAATTTTATGAGCTTCAACTCTATCAACGAATCTGCCTTTATTCGTGATAAATCCTTGTTTTTCTTTTCCGTCTTTTGGAATCATTAACCGTCTAATAATATCATGCATAAGACTGTCAAAATGACGAGCTCCAAGAATCGTGATTTCGCCAACTCCAAAATCGTATTTGTTTGCTGCACATACAATTCGTTCTTTATTAGGATCAAATTGTTTAGGAAGATTCAGAAGTGTAGACACTTCTTTTAAGAAATTTTCTTTTCCTTTGATTATTGCTTCTGAACTCCATCCATCAAGATTGATTTCTCCTCGAATATGAGAATCAAATGCGCTTTCGATAAGTCTTAATATAAGGGTTTGGTCCATTTTATTCTCACTTAGTTAGTAGCAAAGCGTTTATTTGATTGTCGAGATCACGTTCTATCTGAATAAGTTTATTGATTTTGTCAGGAACAGAAATGACCAATTTGTATGAATCGTCTTCGAAATAACATACATACCAACTAAGAGTAACCTCGTAGCCGCTTGCTATCAAACAATCAACTAATTTGTCAGTTAGATCCTTACTAAGATCAGGATGCACAAAATAGGTCGCTGGAAATTTACTGTCTAACAAGAATTTTGATAATTTTTCAAATTCTTTTTTGTAAAGTATCAGTCTATTCGCTTCTTGAGTTGCCAATATTTTAGCAGGTCCAGTCAGTTGCGGTGGTGGTGGTGAATTTGTTGTTGGTTCATCTTTAAATGCTAAGTTCGCACATGAACTAAAAATACACAAAACACCGCCGAACAATCCAACATAAAGAATTATTTCATAAATTATTTGCATCTTACAAATCCCTATTCAAATGTAAAATTAAAGATTCGACATCAGCATCATAAAACCGCATGCATTAATCGTATTGATCTCGACGATTTTGATGCCGTCAGGAGTATCGCAAACATCAAGACAGTAGGCTTCATGAGGCGACCAATTAAAAGGTGCTATGACATAGTTAACGAAACTATCAAATCGTTTATCAATGAATTTTCTGCATGAAATTAATTTAGAACCACGACGATACATCGACTTGGCTGCAATTCTATTTCTTACGATCCAATATCGATATTCAGAATAGATTGTTTTGGGATTAGACACTTGAATCATAGTGTCCATTAATCGATATCCGTAATCTTCTTTAAGATCGACTACAGAATGTCGCCATTTCGCAAACTCTTCAGGTGTAATTAATTTGCCTCCAAACAGTTTAGAGTCTTCAATCGGCCTGATGAACTTAAGACTATCGACAACAGCATCTTGAAATTTGCAAACGACCGAATCAGAATTCAACAACAAATCTGACCAATGTTTCATTTGTTCAACAAAGGTGATTGGTCCTAAATCGTAGACACCAGGAGACCAATTCTTTTGTTTAGCTACATGTCTCATTGAGTATGAACCAAGACATATAACCGGACCTTCAGGGTTGATGTCTGGCAATATCTCGCCAACAAATGGAATAACTTTGTGGAGTGAATAAGGAATGTTATGCTTCTCAAACACTTTAATACAGTCATCAAATACTGGTTCTTTTGATATGTTATTTTGGACAACCCAATGCATATGATTCCTATCCTAAAATCTCAATTGACCAATGAAGTCTGCCTCTTCGAGCAGGAAAATTTTCCTCTGATTCAGGTTCTTTCATGTCTAATCCGTACCAAAATCTCCGCCAGGACGAATAGACTTTATGATCCCATTCCCAAATCATAGGACCATATTCAACATCAGCGCTAAACCTAAAATGTTGAGCGATGGTAGGAACTGGGTCATTAAGCTTGTTGACGACGTGATTAATGCCAAGTTGATTAAGACTCTCAGAAATGGCCATTGGTCCATTTTTTATTTTCTTGTCGACTGTGGTGGCAACTTGCGCTACAGATAATCCAGAAGCGGCAGAAAGAGCCCAACATAAGCTCTGGCCAAATGTTGTATATGATTGAAGTGAATCGTCGATGAAAGCGCCAGAAGTAAGTTTAAAATCTTTCTTGGCTTTTCTTATACGCTCATTTGTATATGATGATGGATCTAATTTGAGCGTTACTGAACGTAGAATCATAAGCTACCAAAGTTATACGGAGTAATAATTCTAACATATTTCAGAAATTAATTAAACAATAAGTAAAAAGTCATTGGAAGCCTCTGAGAGAATCAAACTCCCTTATTTCGGGTCAGAGCCGAAGACATTATCAATATGTTAAGAGGCCAATCTTATGGTACCCTCTGGCAGAATCGGACTGCCTTTACCAACTTGTAAGGATGGAGTTTTACCATTAAACTAAGAGGGCACAAGATTGAAGAGGAAAAAACAAATTCAGCGTCCGCTATGAATGGTTTCCCATTCTTAGGAATTGAACCTAAGTAACTGAATTTTACGCCATCTTCAAAAGTGGTACCGATAGCGAGACTCGAACTCGCAAAATTTAGCGTCTAAAGCTAACACGTCTTCCAATTCCATCATACCGGCATATTATAAAGAAAAATGAATTAAAAAATCACCATTTTCTAGTTCGTCAGCATAACCTCGTTTTACAAGCCCAATCATTTGTTTTTTTCCTTCTTTAGAAAAAACTTTTGATGTTCTAATAGGACCCACGTCTAAAACCGCTCGACGCATTAATTCAAATGCTAATCCTCTTCCTCGAAAATTTTCATCGACATCAATTTGCATGCCGACCCAAATATCTGATATTTTTTTAAGAGATAATTTACCAACAGGAATTTCATAGTCTGTTTTGATTGAATTTTTCTTATAGAAATCATAAGCAATATACTCTTTTCTATCATTTCTATCGACTTCTAATTCAATCTTAATTTTAGAAAATTTCGAAGTTACAATCTCTACAAATAATTTAAAGAATTTAAAATTATTTACCTCTTTCATATTAAATTTTATATGGAAAAATTATTTATGAGAATCGAACTCGCAAAAATTGGTTACAATACTTCGTGTGTATTTGGTAGCAATTCAAATACATTTTTCACGTATTTCTCGTGACTTCGACCATACACGTACGCCGATTGATTATGCTAGCCTTAAAGAGGATAAACAACACCAAAAGGAAGTATTGCAAAATGGCAGACTAGGTGAGAATCGAACTCACTCTCGGTGGGTCAAAGCCACGTCGGATCCCTGATCTCTAGCCAATTGAAAAGGTTTCAACGGAAAATTGAATTCAGTATTTTTCGGGTTTTGCCATTAAACTACGATTCCATAGAATGCGGAATCGGGTGGAGTCGAACCACCATCACGTCATTAACAGTGAAGGAACTGAAATCTGCACCAGTTGAAAAAGTGGAGGGTCCAGAAGGAGTTGAACCTTCGTTCGCAGTTTAACAGACTGCCGTTCTTCCGTTGAACTATAGACCCTAAAATATGGTAGCGGAGGAGGGAATCGAACCCACAACCTTGAGCTTATGAGACTCACAATCTTCCATTGATCTACTCCGCTGCTTTTGGACCGCTTAGCAATATCATTGCTTATAAGCGATAATATGGTACACTATGAGAGAATCGAACTCTCTTCTTCAGAGTGAAAATCTGAGATCCTTAACCATTAGACGAATAGTGCATTAATTTCTACCTCTAGTGAAACCAATAGGAATCTCACTGTCGGCCTTTATTCTTGTATTCATAGAACCATTAGTTATCCAAATTTGCTTATATTTACGCTTATAAGGAATTACTGGTCTATTCATAAGAGATTTTGATATCTTTCGAGAATTTTCCACTCGGTTAAGAGTAGCAGTTCCTAAAAGGGAACATCTTTTACTACAATAAATTAATTTATTTTTTCTTTTGGAGTCAGAAGAAAATTCACTACTACAATTACAGCACACATAATTATATTTTGGCTTATATCCATCATATAATTCATAAATGTTTTTGTATTGGTAGTTACTTTTGACCCAGTCAAATTCGACTTTTAAGTCTTGTTGATACAATACTTTGGTTTTATATCCGGCTTGAAGAGCAGCATTAATTTTGATATCCACTAAAGGTGTGTAATACCCCTTTATTTCAATCAAACAACCAAATTCATCAACAAAATCCGGAAAATACTTACTGTTTAGAGTTTTAATGAATCCTTCGAATCGTTTCACGAATAAATTATGATCTAATCTAAAAAGAACATAAACTAACTCATAAGTCGACGCACAATAAATTCCTCTAAAATATCCACTTTTGGATCTACCTGATCCTTTTCTGATTCCGCCTCTCATTAATTATCACGTCCTAGCCACTAGACTACAGGTGCAAAAATGAATAAGTTGATATAGTGTGCTGTTACGCTTAAGTCTCTACGGATCTTGCATTGCATTAGCAGAACGGGTTTGTACACACCCTATGGCCCTTCGTCTTTTACCACTGCTTTAAGTAACAGGCTTCGCCCAAATACGTTCAACCTCAAGTTTTGAATTCTGAAACCCGAATAGTCGATAACAATGCAAACTGTACTTGTCCTTCTCCGTCGAACACCTTCCGAAAGGTTGACTAATCTCTCGGTTCGTCGATTTGACACTCATTAAAGATGGCTGCTTCTAAGCCTACTTCTACATCAACTTAAATTGGGGTAACTAGAGAGAATCGAACTCTCGACAATGCATTCACAGTGCATTCATTTACCATTAATTGTATAGCTACCATTGAATTTGGCGGCGACTTGAGTATTCGAAACCCTGGCCTTGCGACCCGAATCGCTTTCCAAGCGATCTCAGTACCCTGACTGATTAAGACGCCGATAATTGGTATAGAGTATCAGAATCGAACTGATTTCCATGGCTCTTCAGGCCAGTGCAATAACCATACTTGCTCACTCTATATTATTTGGCGGGTGATTAAATAGTCGAAATCCAACCGCTTTCACGATCAATCTGCTTTCAAGGCAGTTCCGGCATCGCCTGTCCGGTTAATCACCCATTTAAAACTGGAGCTCCGACAAGGACTCGAACCCTGCTCGATGGAGTACAAAACCATTGCCTCGCCATCTAGGCTTCCGGAGCAAAAAAGAACTTTGAAATCTACTAGCAGAGGCATTGTAATTTCTTCATAGATGATTTCAAAGTTTAAAGGAGAACCATGCAGTTTCGACCTGCAACATCCAATTAAGGAGAGCGGAATCTAAGGCAAATAGCGCCAACTCCGGGTACACTTAATTGGTCGGGTAGTCAAAGCAACTACTAATAGGGTGCGAATAAAAACTTACCCGAGAAACATCCGCTTGCTATTTTCGTTCTTTATGGTTCATTGAAACTGGAGCCCTATAGAGGAATTGAACCCCTGACCTGTTGGTTCGAAGCCAACTGCTCTATCCACTGAGCTAATAAGGCAATATTAGGTTTCCATCCGCAGAGGCGATAGATTTCTAATCTACCGGAACCTTCACTTTTCTACAATAATTAAATCCTACGTAATTAATGTAAAACGCAAATAAACTGTCCAAAATTGCTATCCATTGGATTCAATAAATCTGACGGCATGGAAATATGGTCCTCAGAGAAAGAATCGAACTTTCGTCAATGGATTATCGGTCCATCGTTTTACCATTAAACTATCCGAGGAAACTGGAGTCTTCGCTTAGGGACCCTAATCCCTGATTCTGATATCAAGAATCTGCTCTTTCCTGGGGAGCTACGAAGACATAATTGGCAGGTCATAGAGGATTCGAACCTCTGCCGCAAGGTTTTGGAGACCTGCATGCTGCCGTTACACTAACGACCTATTAATTGGAGCAGATAATCGGAATCAAACCGATTTCGCCTGGTTGGAAGCCAGGGGCACAATCAATATACCATACCTGCATAAAATTGGCGTTCTCTGATGGAATCTAACCACCGACCTCGCAACCGCAGTTACGTGCTCTATCCACTGAGCTAAGAGAACAAAATGGTGGGACCGCAGAGAATCGAACTCTGATCGACCGGTTAAAAGCCGGCTGCTCTAGCCGTTGAGCTACGATCCCGAAATTGGTACCGATACCGGGACTCGAACCCGGAAAATTCAGATTTTAAGTCTGACACGTATACCTTTCCATCATACCGGCATAAAAGGGCTGGGGAGCTCGTGATTTACCACTTTCTTCTAGATTGATCATTTCTAGGAGCCTTTTAATAAGGCGCAACCCATTGAGATCATTAATTGGTGGGTACCCAGAGAATCGAACTCTGTCGGCCGAAGCATCGCATTTACAGTGCGACCCATGTCCATAATGGTCTATGTACCCCCAAATTGGCGCTTCTCGATGGATTCTAACCACCGTTCTCCTATTCAGAGTTTAAGCTCTACAAGGCGCATTTGCTGACACTAATAAGGCGACCGCCAGTCAGACTACAAAATGCTAAGAAGCAAAAATGGTGTCTCTCTAAGGATTTAAACCTTAGATTTCTTCCTTTCGGGGAAGCGTCGTTAATCAAACACTGCGGCTAGCACCGCTGCTTGAGAACTTGCTAGAATTCTCATATTTGATTTTAATCATTGGACCAAGAGACAAATTGGCGGAATCTAAGAGATTCGAACTCTTACTCCCTTTCGAGAGGCTGGTTTAGCAAACCAGTGCGACTGCACCGTCTTCGCGGAGATTCCATAAATTGGAGGCTAGGGTCGGAATCAAACCGACTTGAAATGGATTTGCAATCCACTGCATAATCATTCTGCCACCTAGCCAAAAGAAAATCTCGAAAGAATAAATGAATTCAAAGGACAGTCCAATAGGCGGACCGTATCAGTCTCAATGAAGTATTTGAACTCTACACTATTCGAGAAAACTGGCGCTCTTTTGAGGACTCGAACCTCAATTGTGATTATTTTTAACCTGCGCATCAGAATAATCATGCTTGCCGTAAGCTAAAGAGCAATAAAAATGTAAGGAAGGAAAAAATGAACTCAGAGTTTTTCTCACATTGAAGTATCTGAATTCTACGCCATTCCTTAAAACTGGTGGACCAGAGGGGAATCGAACCCCTAACATCAACTTGCAAGGCTGACATTTTCCCAATTAAACTACAGGCCCATTAAAATGGTCGACTAGATGAGATTTGAACTCATAACCCCTCGGTCCCAAACCGAGTGCTCTACCAAGTTGAGCTTCTAATCGTTAATTTCTTCTATCAAATATGGCGACTCGTACGAGATTCGAACTCGTGTATCCTAATAGACAGTCAGGAATCGTTACCACTAGATCAACGAGCCAAGTAAGGTCTTAGAGGAAAAATTGATTTCGGATTGGCACTTTTCAAAAGAAGTAACCGAAATCTTCACCATCTAAGAAAAAGGTTTCAGCAGAAAAACGAACTCAGAGTTTGGCGACGGACTCGAACCTTTAATCTCCTAGTTTCCTAGGTGTTTTAACCAGTTAAACTACGCTTCCGAATGGTGGAAGAAGTATCTGAACTCTGCACTAGCTGAAATAAAAAGTTGAAGAGGAATTATGCGAATCCAAAATCTTGGAGCCCTGGTTCTACCGTTAAACTACAAGTCTATTCAGACTCGGAGGGATTCGAACCACTCATTGAGGGCTTGGAATGAAGTATTTGAATTCTACGCCATCTTCACCCAAATACACTCGAAAATTTATTTGGGTGAAGATTCCCTAAAGGGAATCTTCAAATGACTTTTTACAAATTGTGAAGGAACTTTGCAACTCCACTGATTCTATCGAATCTAAGGAGAGTGCATTTCGCTTCTCTCCGTGGTCTTATGTACTCATCTGCTTATGTTTTAGCAGATTTGATGGAGTGATTCTATACTGACTCCATGAGTTTGTAAACAGCTTTTTTGTTGTTTTCATGAATTATTTATCTGCAGAAATCTTCAACTGTCAGTTTGATCTGGAGTCACTTTTTACTGCTAGACATATGAAACTACACCACATCAGTTCAGATTCAACCAGTGGTTGCCTGTTTCAATGCCGCTTCGCGCGTGACGTGTCTGAGGGTTTTACCTTTTTCTGTATCTGCCAGAAGTTCCTTCATGGTGACGTCATGATCCAAAAGATGATAGCCAACACAGAAACTTCTATCTTCAAAAGTCAACACACAAACAACAATATGTCGAAGCAAATGACCAGAAGGAATCGGAAGTTGAAATTCGTATGTTGGAAAATTTACTTCTCCAAGAACGAAGAACCATTCTGTTAGAATTTTCATTCGTTCATTTCGTGGATTCATAGCTTTATAGTGTTCATAGTAAGAATCTAACCAAGCATCTAATAGACGCCAACCTTCTTCTCTGTCCTTTTTTAAAGGACAACCAAGCAATTCTTGATATAGAGCAACAATACTACCCTTTTCTTTGAATGCACTGCTTTGATAAACACAATAAGACCAAATGTCATCTATCTCAAGTTTCTTACAAAGAGAATCAAGTTCAATTTTAGCCCGATCTCTAAAAAACGCAGCTCTTTCAAACCAAGCCAAAAATTCAAAATCAAATTTCATATCGATATCCACCCAGAGGTTACAAAGAAAGCCGACAATATGTCGGCTTTCTGATTCAATAGTTCAAAATTTCAATTAGTCAGCGCGATGATCGCTCATTTTCAAACCAGCTCGAGGATTTTCTGCAATATGACTATAGTTCTTCGTAATCCAAGATTTGAAAACCTTTTCAGCATCTTCGTATGTTGGATAATTGGAAGGAGCTAATGGATAAACTAGTGGAGCCAGAACACCAGTTTTACCTAATTTCAAATCTTGGATAGCTTGGAAATAAGTCCGACGAGCTTTGCTTCGACCATATCGACGGGAAAAACTATCTTTTGGATATTTTACCGCAGCAGACGCCTTCCATTCACCAGTAGAAGTTTCAAGCCGAAAGAAGACTGTACCCTCTCGACCAAGAACCCGTGGCGCTCGAATATGGAAGAAAATTTCAACATGAGTTGTGCTTCGATGTAATCGTGCATCTAAAGGATTTTGCGGTAGAATTTTGACTGGTGTTGCTACTGCATTAGCGACTAGATTTTCTGGGACTGGTGTTCCCATGTTACTCTCCTCTTTTGAGTGGATTGCTGCCATTAAATGTTACAAGATGGACTTCTTTTCTACATTAACATCTGCAGCCAGGTCTCGAGCTGATTTTGCTAACATAATCGACATGAAAGATGAAATTTCAGACTGACGACCTACTCCACCTTCACCTGCTCCAAAGAAAACTGAAGGAACTGGTGCATTTTTAGCCGCTTCTGCCCAATGTTGGTTGATTGCTACCAAAGCATCAAGTTTTGCTTGTAGACCATTGTCGGATTTAATTGCTTGTTCTTTTGCAAAAGATTCAGCTTCTGCAAGAATTTTCTTAGATTGTGCATCAATTTCAGCTTTTTCGAATAAAAGTTGCGCAGTTTGTTTGTCTAATTCAGCTTGCTCTTTGCGTTGATTTGCTGCGGTGATAGCCAATTGTTTTGTGGTTTCGGCGTTTGTGGTTTGAACGGCTTGTTCCATCAAGGCACCTTGTCGCTTTTCTTCGCGCTCTCGTTCACCATTTGCAATTGTAAAGAGCTTCAATTCTTCTTGTTTTAGACGGTCTTGGCGAGCAATGGCAAGTCCTGCCATACCTTCTTGGACTTTTTTCATACGAGCTAAAAAGTCTGCGTTTGGTACAATATTCGTCACGCGAGCTTCGATAAGTGTGATTCCATAATTTGTGTACGTCTGCTTCTTAACTAATGGTACACCTTTTGTGTCGGTGATTTTTTCAATTTTAAACGAACTACGGGTGTTATCACCATATTGGCCTTGTTCTGTCCCTTGTTGAGCAATAGCTGTCTTTGAGGCAAGATGCCCAGCGTCGTCTTGGCGCTCTTCTACACGACGAACTACAAAACTACCATTACGCATTTGGGTTTCAAAATCATTCGAAAACTGACTGCGTCCACCGCCGTAATAATCATCTGCAGTCATCAAAGATCCAGTAGACTGAATCGTGTCTTTAAGGGCTGGAACCAGAGCCGTAGATAATAAATTTGCCGGAGTTCGATATTCTCTGACAAATTTCAAGAAAGCAACTTCGTCTTCAGGAATTCGAAATCGAGATGTAACTTCGACCTTAGCATCCACATTTCCTAAGAATACGATCGATACTCCATCAATTGTTCGAGAAGACGATTCATCTTCGGTCTCGGCTTCTGGGTCTTTGGCGATGACAGTCTGAACAGTAATTGCCTTTTTCCATTCCGTTACTCGACCAAACCATTTACCAGCATAGCCTGTATCATTAACCATTTTCTCTGTTCCAGTTAATGTTCGAACGTGATAGAGATATCCCGGTTCGGCATAGAAGAAACACATTGTGAACAAAATATAAATTAGGATAGATGCAATTACTCCTAAAAGAATTTTTGTTTGATTCGTAAGTTCGCTGAACATAGTATTGTTTTCCATTTAATTGTTCTGTTGATGGGCTGGGTTGGTGCGAGAATTAGTCGACGCAGTAAGAAGGAACATCAACCTTCTGACATGCTGCATAACGTGTTGGAGAAGTCATCCAATAAAGAATCAAAAGAGTAATGGATAGAGAAACAGCTACAATTTTGAATCTATTCAACGATTGAGTGTTCATAATGGAACAATAATTCCTTTATAGTTTGCCGAAAAGAACTGACCTCGATTTTCTGACCAGTCCACTGAAAGTCTTTTGCTTGCTGCAGAATGAAGATCAGTTTCAACTGGTTTACCAGAATGAAGATGCCAAGATCCAAATCTTTGCATATCCCATCGAACCAATGGCCAAAAATGCATGATCACTTTGTCCTTAGTTCCAGCATGATGACCCGCAAGAGTGTAGTAAGGACCGAGAATTTTTAGCTTCTCTGGATTAGTGAGTCGCTTAACAATTCCGCTAAGCTGAGTTCTTAAATCCTGAGGTCCAAAAACTAATCGAATTTGTCCATTTAGGCGATGAAGAACTTTGATAAACTCGCCAGGGTCTGAATCCAAATTAAATCCGCCTACCACGTAGATTGTATCTGTAGGCTGAGCTTGGTGATTCCACTTGTTGATTGTTTCTTCAAAATCATCATCAGTCATTGTCTGAAGCTGAATATTTGAAGTGAATAAAGGATTTCGTTTCATTTAAATTCTCTCAATTTCCCAAAGGAGTAACTGCGTAAGATCGCTCGTAATGCTATTGATTTCAACTTGATGTTTAAGGATTTCATCTCGAAGTTGTTTGTGACTAAAAGTGTTCTTTTTCTCTGCTGTCCAAGATTGGAGATTGTGTCTTTCGTAAGCACCAATTATAATTCTGGTGAGTTCTTTTATAGCGATATTGAATTTCGGTGTTGAAGTTGCAACATGGTTGATAATAGCATGTAGATCCTTTTTAGCTACTACAGAACTTTTGCGAATCTTCTTAGGTACCATTTTCTTCTCTCGGTTGTTGTTCTTGGTTAATTATAACACGATTCTACCGAAAGTAAACAATTTCTTTCCATCGAGTTTCGAGCATTTGGGCATATAGTTTTGAGTCCATTCCTTTATAGAATCCTAAAGCCCAAGCATCAGTAAGCTCTACAATCGCTAAACCAACTCCCTCGATCCAACCTACGTCAATTGCATAAGCCGAAGGTTTATTTTTCCAAGCTTCGATGACTTGTTGACAGAAGGATTCTATTTCATTTTTAGAAATATCTTCTTCGTCTAAATCATCATATCGACCCATGCCAAGAATGCTATTGCCTTGACAATAAACTCGCCATTCTTGAGAAAAGTTAACTACGTCAGAATAGATGTACTTCTGGTCGTAGAATTTGCATCGTTTTGCTATGTGTGTATCGAATGCCTTATAAACCCATGGCTTAAAGAAATACTTTTTAGGCGACCATGGATCAAAACCAGCAGGTAAACCCCAATGAACCACTCCGACATTTCTTTTGTAAAATGTCGAATGATCTAAACCGACACCTAAACCTAAAGGCTCTGGAATTTGAATTTGATTCTTATCCCAAATTCCTTTAATCCATTTGATAGAACCTACATGAAGCGGAAGAGTTTCTTGTCGAATAGGCTCAAATGCAAAAGTTTCAATTGTGCCATAACCAGGTTCAATTACAGCTTTAATCATTTTGATTTTTCTAATTGCTTATTTCTGGTGGTCAATTCGTAATTGACTTCTTCAAGAACTTTTTTCTCGCTTTTAAGTTCTTCGATCTGTTTTTTATTGTTTTCGATTATCTTGTTGATCGTTTTATTCTTTGGATTCCATTCAATTACCACCAAAACAAAGAAACAAACGAAACCAAGCAAAAATAATAAACTCATTTTTTAGGTCCTTCTAATCCTAAAACTCTTCTTTCAAATTCTTTCATTTCTTCTATTCGAAGAGTTTTCTTTCGAATTCTTTCATTTTCCGAATCTCTAAAATTTTTAAAAGCAATTTTCATTTCTTCTTGAGCAATTTTAGATTTTTGTTTGTATGAATCAATCCTTTTAGACTGAAGTCCGTAGGCCATCACAGCGTTCAATAATCTTAATTGAGCATTAAGAAAATCAACTCCTGTTTTATAAGCAATTCTTTTTAGTTCAGCATTTTTAGTCGTAGCCATTTGATTATACTAAGTCGATTACGTATTGAACTGCTGCTTCCCACAATTGACGATTTATATCAATTAATTGAGCAACTCCGGTGATTGGTTTTACTTTGACGGTTTTTCTTCGACGAATCGATTCATCCATACGAACAACCATTCCGCCTTTCATGACATTTTCTTGAAGGCGATTGAAAACATACCATAAATCATCGCCTTCGTCTTCTGCTCTTCGATGAGCTAAAAGTAAAGAAGAATTTACAGCTTTACCTAATTCACTCAAATTTCCAAATCTAATTTTATGAGCAATTGAGCTCAAGTCTTCTTTCTCAGATTCAGAAAGTCTCCTATTCATCATTAGTTTGATTGTTTTTCCTGCATTTTCCGAATGCTTGATTATTCGGTGAGCGGCTTCTACAGCATCAGCCATTGCAGTTCGTCGACTATGCCGAATGGTTTCTTGACCAAAAGAAGCTGTCGCAATGATCAATCCATTCTCACAAACGGTTCGATAAAGACCAGACATCAAATTAACTGAAGATGATCCATCGTGAGCATTAATCAAAATAACTTCTGGATAAACTGAACCGACGATTTCAATTTGACGAGATCGACGGAACCGGATCATATGTCGAGCATAAAGTCGTTTTTCTTCAAGGCGCGACACTCTTTGCTTCGCCCAAACTGGAACTAATCCACTTTCAATAAATTGATGAATCAATTCTGTCGTCTGGACAACCGAATAGTTCTTTCCACGAATTGGAGATTTTTGATTCGTGAAAATAGATGGTGTAGAGTCTTGATTATATGCCGGTTCCATAAATTTCCTTAAGTTAAATCAATTACCAATCCCATAGCACGTTCGATCGTTTCAGCCGTAAGCGATGGATCGCCGAGCTTAGCAATAATAGCACTAGTGATAAGATTTTTTTCTTTGATTAATTCTTCTCCAACCGCTTTTTTCGCAATGTTTAAAAGCTCTGGATTACTCTTAAGACATTCGAACATTTCAGGATTTGATTCTTTATAGAAATTCAAAATGTGAGTATCGCTTCCTGAAATTTTCAGAATTCTTTCTTCTGCGGGCTTCATTATGCTATCCAAATAATCATGAAGCTCATCATCTGTTGTTTTTGTTCGCTCAAGATAAGAACTAATTGCGGTTTCAAAAGCAATTAAAGCACTACGAGATTTAAGTTGATTAACTAACGCTTCTATTGACATGATCATTTTCCTAAAGAGATTTTAGTTCTTTCTCAAACATTTTTGAGGGTTCGGTCGTACTCCAAGTTTCGATATCTTTCTCGAGACCTTGAATTTCTTTCATTGTATCATTAATCCATGAATCACTGAAATGCCAAATTCGCATTTCAACTAATTCATCAATATGTTTAGAAGGATATCCTCGATTAATCAGTTCGGATTTAAGAAGCGATTTCGATTCTCGAAATTCAGCAAGAATGAAATCCAAATCTAAAACAGATTGAACAAACGTCAGTTTTGATTTTAGGAGATCAAGACGATCTTGATCTCGAGAAATCCAAGCTTTTAGACGACGAGGATAAATCGATAAACGATATCGACAAAATTCGATCAACAATTCATTAGCGGTCGAAAATGTTCTTAAAGATCCATTTTCGTTAATTACTCTAATGGTTTCTCCTAAACCACTATCAAGCTTCAACAATTTGATGATAGCTTCATCATTTTTTTGAGCGACGCCTGGAATCTTTACAGTGAAATCAAAGTTGCCTTTAGAACATTGCTCACTGTAGTCGGAGATTTTTTCTTCCGATAATAACTTTTGAAGAAAAGCGATATATTTTTCTCGCTCAATTCCAATCGGAAGTTCTGTGATTCGAACTGAAATTCGACCTTCACGATTAAATTTACCTCGGCATCTCCATCTACCATTTGGATCTTTGTAGACTTTACCAGTGAAGTCAGCAAAATATGGAGGTAAATCCATATTCAAAATTTCTTCTTCAGTCTTTCTGCCTGAAATAAAATCAGCACACACTGAAGCCAGTAATTTAGGATCTCTTGGTAAAATGTCAGTTGCGTAACCAATAGCTACACCTGAAGCTCCATTTACCAAAACCCATGGAATAAGCGGAAGAAGAAATTTTGGCTCTTTGTCTTCAGGATCAGGCGATTCTTCAAGAACATCCGAATCTACGAAGTATTTGTCATATTGAGGAGACAATTTAACAAACGTGTAACGAGGAGCTGAGGCTTCATTCACTACACGCGATCCAAAATTTCCTTCACCGTCAAGAATTGGCAAATTATTTCGCCATGTTCCGGCCATTAAGGTTGCGGCATCACTAAGACTTCCATCTCCATGATGGAATCCAGCATAAAGAACAGTTGCGCCTGCTAATGCGGCAGTTTTGATCTTTTTTGTCTTTGCGAGATTTGACGCGACCCAAACGAGTTTTCTTTGACTTGGCTTAAAGCCATCGATCATCGAAGGAATAGCACGAGAATACAAAACGTATAAAGCGTAATCTCGATACGCCGTATTCAAAAAATCTGAAACAGAAATTTCAGAATCTTTGATTTGCGGCTTTAACTCTTCAGTCCCAAAAAATTCTTTAATACTCACAAAAATGGCTCGAAGAAAAGAATAAGCAATGTAAATCCTACAATCAAACCAATAAATGTAATCGTTAACCGAAAGAACAAACCTTGTCTACCGTCATCTTCGCACATATGGATCCTTTTGTATGATTTCGATTATAACAACCAGGAACAGAAAGTAAACAGGACTATCACAGAAATAACAAGAACAAGCCATTTGGCTAAATCTTGATAATGCTCCGTATACAATTGTTCTTCTTCAGGTTCTTCATTGTTTTCCATACGTTATTCAGCTGTTTGTGATGGAAAAGGCTGTCTTGCGTTGATCTCGTACTCTCTAACACGATCTTCAACTTCTTTTTGAGTTGGAGCTTTCCCAGGAGGAGGAAGATAGACCACTCTTCCGTCTGTTAATGTAATCGCTATCATTGCGTAATTTCCTTACATGTAGTTGTCGACAAGTTCTTGTTCAGTCATGATTCTAAATTCTACTTTTTGGCGCCAAAAATCAGCTGCTCTAATAACTGCTTGATGATCAGTTTCGCCACCTTTCACATCACAAATTACAAAAGGATTTCCATTCTCTATTCCATAGACAGTTCTTGTAGGAGAGCTCAAGAATAATGGATCGCAAATCTCAAGAGTTTTATTCGTATTATAAAGATAGAGAGTCGTATTAATTTTACTAAAAGCTTTCAGGATTTCTTTACGAACTTCATGATATCGAAGTTTTCCTAGACCGCAACCAAGAGCTGGAATTGCAATACTTTGAATTCCCATAAACTCTACTTTGTCTCTAAGAGAAACTAAACCTTTTTTGATCCATATAATGCTCGAAGACGATTCCCAATGATTCTTTGTAGGAAAATTAAAAATCAACTTTGAATCAAAGAAAGAATGGACAACACCCATATACAGTTGATTTTCTAAACAGAATTTTCGATAGCTATGATAATTTTTAGGAAATCGTTCTTTGAATTCTTTTGCTAATCCTGCTCCTGAGACTCCTTTGCAATTCACAGGATTTACTAAAGCTTCTGCTGGTGATTCAAATATGCTCATAAAGCTTCTTTGTATAAATTTGCTGCGTCAGAGAGCCAATCTTTTCGAAGATCAGCATCGTCGCCAAAAATGAGTTCCAATGAATTTTTCCAAGCCATATCGGCTCGAACTACTTGAACCACAGGTTCATTAATCATTGCGCTGTATTCTGATTGAGTAAGAGAGCCCAACCCTTTAAGATAGGTGATTTCTGCGCCAGAAGGAATGGATTTCTGAGACGACATGTAATCATCCATCGTATAGAACAAACCTTTCTTTTTGCCTTTTTCCCATTTGACGATTGGACTCTTCCAAATCACTACTCGTCCAGACTCAATTAAATTCGGCCAAAGAGAGAAAATGTTGATCAATAATCCAACAATAGAACTTCCGTCATGGTCAGCATCGGCCATCAAAGCAATGATACCGTAATTTAGAGCTCCTAAATCTGCTGGTTGTCCAGGCTGAAGTCCAATAATGTCAATCAAAGCTGAAATCTCAGGATTCGCCAGAATTTCAGACCATTTCAAACCATGAATGTTTCGACATTTTCCTCTAAGAGGATATCCACCATGCAAATCTGCGTTTCGAACATCAGCTAAAGCGCCAATTGCTGACATCCCTTCAGCCAAAAATAAAATTGTTTTAGATCGGTCACGAGAGTTCGCAGGCATGTGAGCTGGAACTGTCTTTTTACCTCTCTTTCGACTTGAAATTGCTGATCTTTCTTTTGCTTCTTCTTTAAGTCGATATGCTTCAATGATCGGATCTACTAGACCTGGAGTTGAAGAAATCGACTTAGCAATTTTTTCTGCGTCGATGCCTTCGAAGAATGGAGACAATGAAGACGCTGAGTTTGTAAGATATTCTTTTGCTTGGCTTCTAAATTTAACATTGGTTACACCATTAAGCATAACCACAAAGCCAAGTTTATTGCGAGCATCTTTTGGTTTGATTTCCAGCTTGTGTTGCTTCTTAATTCTTTCTACTAAATGCTGAACCACAAGCTCTCGAATGTAATCAACATGGCCGCCACCTTCGTAGGTGTCGATGCCATTCACAAATGAAATTTGCTTTGGCTCTTCAGAAGAAAATATAGCAACTCGAGTTCCAGTCTTTTGAGAAATTTGAATTTCAACATCTCTGCCTGGAGAATGAGATCGAGCATATGACGCAAAATCTCGACCTTTAATTTCGGTACCATTGAAAGTAAAAATGATTTGAGGTAGAGCAACAGACAGATCGATCACCCGTTTCATCATCAGGTCACTATGATCTTGGTCAATAGAATCTACATCTTTAAACAAAGACCAATCTGGTGTGAAACCGATTGATGTTCCTGATTCAACTAGAGCTGATGCTCTTTTTCTTTTTTCTGTTACACCTTTCGATGACTCTAACCAAAATTGGTTTTGGCCATCAAAAGTAATGAGAACAAATTGAGAGGAAAGCATATTGACTAAAGCTGCCCCTAATCCATGAGTTCCCATCGACGCATAATCTTTTTCTTTGAAATTAGAACCAGTTCTTAAGCATGTAACAGCAGCTTCAGCTTGAAGCATATCTGGATCATCGGCCATAGGAATCTGAGGAATTCCTCTGCCATTATCAGCTACGCTAATAAGATCCTGTTTCAAGTCGACATTGATTCGAAATTGTCGACCTTTTGTTGTTAGATGATTTGTTCTAAACGATTCGTCGATCGAGTTTGAAATAATTTCATCAAACATTTTTAGGATCGCTGGAGAAAAATCAACTTTCTTTTCTACAAATCCTTGAGGAGAAACCGTCCAACGAGTATGAGATTCTCGTTCAGTGGATCCAACATACATGCCAGGTTTTTGTCTAACATGTTCGATTTCGCTAAGTCTCTCGATTACATTGTTTGTCATTCTGAAACCTTTTCTGCTGTCTGAGGAATAGGATGTTGTGGAGAACAACTTGAGACCATTTGCCAGACTATCGAAGCAACCGCAATCCAAAAGAAAATTATAACACTAGAAGCAATTCGGCTAATAAATTGGTTTGCTTCAGCTTCATTCAATGTGGCGCCAGATGGTTCATCAAGCCAATGTTTTTTATTTTCGCATTCGCACATATCAACAACTCCAGTTAAGGTTGTAGTTTTGAATCATAATCGCCATCAAATTGTACCCCAAAATAGCCTGATCCGGTATATCCAGTTAAATCTTGAGAAAGTTGAACGCGGTCACCGAATAAATCTGATTGAATCATACTTAAAATTTCGTTTTCTTCCTCAAGATATGGTTCAATTCCACAAGCGACAATGTGACAATTTTTCTTAAACTGTTCATGCTCATCTGAAGAAATCGTAATTTCATCGTGAAAGCCGATATTTTTGTTTTCTAGCAAAGGTCGAAAAATCTTGTGAATTCTTCTTAGCTTCACTTGCCCATTACCCAATCTTTTGAATTGCATTGTTTCATAAGCACGTATTGCCCAACTTGGCGCACTCATAAATGGACTCCATATTTTCAGATATCATATACTATTCTGGGCTGTAGTAAACTTTCTACAGCCCAGTAAGTCTTATTTCTCGTCGTGTAATTTGTCTATGGCTTGACGAGTAGAAAGTTCAGTGTCAGTAATGCTATCGCTTTCGATACGACGGCCATTCAACTTATCTCTCATATTTGGCGACATCATATCAATAAGAGATTTATTTGTTTCACGTAAAGGATTAGGTCTTTCTGTGTTTAGTTGATCTGCGGCTTTTGCGATCACCGGATCAGTTCTAAATTTCAAATACAACCTAATAGAAAGAACAACAACAAATAAAAAAACAATTAAGACCGAAACCCAATCAAAGGTAAAAAACCAAATCAACCAATCATTCATCATCTGAGCTATCCTGGGAAATGTTCTCGTGTGGAACGATCGATCCTGGGAAAAGACTTTCTACAGCAGTCTGATAAGTTTCCGAAGCTGCTGCTCGTTTTCTTACCTCATCTCTAAACCGATCTTTTGCGATCAAATAAGATAGACTTTTTGGCATTTCATATTTTTCTTCAAGATCTTCACGAATTGCCTTAATATGATCTTGCTGTCCTGCAATAAGAGTAAGAGCATTCACGATTTCTTCGATTGCTCCTGCGATTTTCTTTTTATCTTCAGGACTACTTGGAGCTACCCAATCTGGATCTACTGATGACATACACTTTCCTTATATTGATGAAACTGTTGATCGTCTTTCGGCTACCGATTGACGAGTTTTTCCAGTCGAAATATATCGAATAGGAATTGATATTTTATCTCCTGGAAAGTTAAAATCTTGGGAATCAGCCCATGTTACTGCTAAAACAGGATCCCAATATGTTTGTTTTTGGGACATGGTCGTAAAAAGGTCACTGCAAATTCGAATTCGCATATCACCTAGATCAAGTTTGCCTCGCCTTTGATCTCCTTGCCATTGATTTGGTTTATTTGTGTCATCATCGAACTTAACCCAATCTTGGCTCTGGCTTGAATACATTTGACCTGTTCCGTGACGAGTCAAATAAGTTCTAGTCACATAGATCGGCTGAATTTCGACCGATTTAGTAAGATTTCCTTTAAAAATCTCACCAGAAAGATCATTAATTGCTTCGGAAGCTGACTCTATTCCAGGATCAGAAGGAGTTAAATGCGGACTCCAAGTGGGCTGACCGATTAATTTTTCAGAAAGGCCAAGTCCTTGTGCACCTTCAACGATGATTTGAAAATGTTCGCCTAATAATACCTTTTGATGCTCAGAAATTGAATTGTCGTTAAATTCTTTTACTTTGTATAGTGATTCAGTAAAAAGTGACAATAATTCAGATGAACAATATAAAGAAACATCAAATAATCCTTTTGACTTCTCGTTTAGATTTTCTAAACCATAGTTTCGATGTTTAGCTATACGAGTAGGATTAATGTATTTTAATCGAAGTGCTTCTTCTTTGAATGATTTAGATCTTTTGAAACATTCAAAAATTCCGTGGCCACAAGATCCATGCCGGCCACTACCTCGATTTGTTTCATGGATTTGATTTGTTGCCATATCCCAAGGCGTAACAATTCGACAAGATGGTGATATCATAATAATTGGAGTCCATCCAAAAAAATCCTTGAACTTTTCCAATTCTTTGAGAAGAGCTAAAGGATTTAGATAGAAGTTAGAACCCAAATATCCAATTACATTACGGCCAACACCACATCCAGAAGGAATTGAATTAAAGACGAAAGATCTACCATCTGGATAATTCACTGTATGTCCAGCTTGAGCGCCTCCATTATGACGAATACATATCACATAATGGAGATTTCTGTTCGTTTCGACATCATATTGAAGCGCTTTGTTAGTAAGATAATCGGTCATTAAACCTTTACCTTCGTCGCCGAAATTTGCTCCAATCACAACTGGAATGGTTATCATTATTTTACTCGAGTCATTCCAGAGTTTTTAGGAGCGACCGTCAAACCTTGAAGAGCATTTGCAATCACTAAAGATTTGTCTCCAGACCAGCTTGCCGCTACTGAGGCAACTGAAGAACCTTCGACCACTTGGATGGTCGATACAACCAACTCAGAAAGACTTTCTGAATTAGACAATCGAAGATAGCGTTGACCTAATAAAGCTTTCCAAGATTTGTCGACCTCCTGGCCATAATATCGATAATGGCTTCCTTCTTCAACAGCAATATGAAAAACTTCATATTGACTTTGGGCTAAAGCTAATAAATCTTCAGCTGAATAATCTACCTCAGAATCAATACCCAAAAATTCTTTAGCTCTATTTTTTGGTATGCCTGCTGGAGCTTGCTCATCACCAACCGTAAAGAGATATCCTTTTTTGCCTCGTTTAGAAAAAGAATCAGTTTTGGTCATTAATCCTGCGACAGCCCAAGCGGCGTCGTAAGATTCTGTTAAATTACCACCACCGCCACCTTCGATATAAATCTTATGAAGCTGTTCAACGATTGAATTATTGGCCTCAAATTGGCTAACTTGAATTGGAGCTCTGTCGCAGCGAACATCACCAATAGCAATAAACATCAAATGAGGATTAGTGACTGGTTTTCGGTCAAGGATTTCTTGGAACAAAATTCCAAGTCCTTTAATTGCCATACTTTGAGCAAGAGAACCCATTGAACCGGTAACATCGAGTGCCACAATGATTGGAGTTGACAAAGGATTATCAGGAGAATCTACTGATTCGCGAATTCCATTTGTAAAATTTAGAGGATCTAGAGAAGGATCTAGATAAACAGATGTAAAATTTTCGTGAATCGGTTTGGTTGCAGCTACTGCCGCTGAAGCCAAATATGCTGATGGATTAAATGCACCATGTCCCATGGTAGTTCTCCTTACGTTGATGATGGATATACTTGATCGAAAGTTAAGGGTGTTTCCGTAAATCTGATTTCGCCAAATTCTTTCTTGACGCCATCATACCATATCCGGAGATCATCTATTGCTGTTGATTGATGTTTAGAAAACCAAGGCAATAAATTCTTCGGAATTTTAGGATAGAACAACTTTAGAGCTATTGTTCTGGCTTGAAGGCGATGTAAATCAAATCCAGCTTTATCAGAAGATTTTCCTAGTCGATTTGGAGGAAATTCAATTTCTTTCGGAAACAAATCGACTTTATTGCCTAAAGAATACAGACATTCATTGCCGCCTAAGCAAAACACATCATGTGTTTTAGGATCTATAAATGACGAAGAAATTAATGAAAGATTAACTAAATCTACCGTCTCTAATGTACAAATCATGGTCAAAATTCTTGTGATAATCCAAGCTTTAGTTTTTGGATCAAAAGAATTAAGCAGATTATAGGAGTCAGTTAGCTTAACAATATCTTTTGGCTTATCAAATAAGAGAATGAATCCGTCATCTGGTGCAGCCCAACAAGTATGATGAAATTTAAAAGCCCATAAAGCTTTTGCTACATCTTCGTTTGGGAATTTTTTCTTGTTTGTCGTAATTCGATTTTTGAGGAGCTTATCGGCATTCTCAATACGATCACCAAGATCATTCCAGTCTTTTGAAAATTCGAGCCATCGATATTTTGGAGTGATATGCTCTATGATTCCTTCACAAATCAATCGAGAAATTCTAACATTTTCGATGATGATTCGACTGTTTGAAGTTTTAATTACGACAGAATTTGATTTGGTAGCTTCTCCATTCCAAACCTTAGTCAAATGAACAAAAACATCACTCGAACCATTTGGTTTATCAGGGTGCCATTTTCTTCGAAGTCGATCAAATTCTTTCTGATCGTTGTTAAACAAAATACTCCGATCACTGATTGATAAAATTTCTTTTGAAGAAAGATCGCTCATATATTCATTGCTTTTTGAGATGACGTCTGTAACCGATAGACTTAGAAACGGGGTGCCTATTTCTAGCATGATAGTGTCGTACACTGTACGCGGAATTTTCGTCTAGAGTTTCGGCAATTACTCTACCAGCAAAGCTTACTTGCCAAATTCCATCGACTTCTTCAATTTTGTATTCTCGATATTTTTCTTCAATGCCGGCGATCATCGTATTTGTCCTTGTATCCCAAGAATCGTTTCAAATGATACCACCAAGCCATATGAATAGGCTGAAGTTGTCATATATTTCCTAAACGTGTTTTAGAATTTCTCTTTGGGTCATTAGTAATTTCCCAAGATGATTAAGTCCGGTTCCATTGCAAACTCCCCAAAAGGTATCATTCCACCAGTTTCCTTCAATCAATTCTTCGTCTCCAGTTTTTAGAAGACGGTCTGCAAGTTCAGTGCCAAAAGAAAATTTGATCTCGATGATTTCTTGCATGACACTTAATTTCTTAAGATCCCAACCAGCTATTGGAGTAACTCGACGGCCTCGTGATTTTGCGAATGCCGGAGTAGGTGCTCGTCGAATATGATCGTGATCCTTAATGTCTAAAGCTTTGGCTGCTTGATAGGCATGTTCGGCGCTTGCGTAATTGTACGTTTGAGCACCTATGGATCGAACGATATTACAGAGATAGAAATTGCTAAGAAATCCATACTCTCCTTTAAAGCTATTGATTGCCATAATGAATCCATATAAGTCGTAATAACATTATAACATATTCATTACCCGAAGTAAATTAATGAATAGCCACATCCTAAACACTTCATCACTTCAACTAATTTACTAACAGGAGCTACAGCAGGAATGTCTATTGGTGTTATGGCTATAATAGGAACAAAAGCTATGCCAGAAGTAAGTTCTATTGCACAACGAGGGCAAATCATTTATCTTCTTCAAGATCTTCAAAATCTTCAAGATAACACCAACATACCTCGCAATATAATTCACCCAACTTAATGGTGTTATTGCAATGCCAACAAGTTTCGGTTTTAGTTTCGGTCATCGAAAGTAATCCTCTTCATCTTCGTCGTCATCTTCAAAATCTAAATAACGAGAACCTGTTCCAAAGTTTCCTCCAGGAAAGAGAGTAGTCAAAACTTCAACTTGAGTGTCATTAAGTTCGATATATTTAGCCAGACGACTAAAGTCATCTGATGAATACTGTATAAACTCATTAGCGCCAAAATAAATTTCTTTATTTTCGAGCTTTTTAGCTTTTTTGGTCAAACTTTCTTTAAGAGATTCTATAGAATCTGCTTCGAAAATTCTGAACATTTCGCAATCAAATTCATCTTTGTTTAACTTGACTAAAATTTTCATTGTTTTCTCCTATGAATTCTAGTATGAAATGAAACGCAATGGACTAAACATAACCGATAGCCAACCAAATAAAGCACTTTCAAAACTGTTAGTGCCGCCGGCGTACCTATACCTGATCTCAAAGAGATCTTCTTCTCCTGGGAAGTGCAGCCACCAATTGTTATTGGAGTCTAATACCCAATCCTCGTCACTTCCTTGATTTTGCATATAAGGTACAAAGCCTGAAGCCGGATCAGCTTCTATAATGGCCGACAACTTAGCTGCAAATCTTGCTCGTAAAGAACGGTCAGTTGTAAATTTAGCATGTAATAACTGTAGCTTCATAGTTTTCCTCGATTCTCATAAGGTTTCTCCGTTTCTTTTTGTTTTGGAGGTTCAAAGCTCATTAATGAAATTCCAACAGTAATTCCTAAACAAAAAATAATAATACATGCTGCAGTCATATGAACATAGTCTTCTTTTTCTGAAAAATGAATAGCAGCATAAATTGATATTGCTGTCGCAATTAATGCAATTGGTATCATTCTCTTTCCTTATGACCATCTGAATAAGAAATCGATTGCTTGTCCATAAAAGATTTTATTTCATCGAAGGAAAACGGTCGATATTCTGCTTTGCCTGTTATCCAAGTAGAATCAACTCCTACATCAACACTTTTTCCGTGTGGCGGCAATGAAGAATGGCTATGACCGTAAAGCAACCAAGATCCTCGATGCGATTTGTTCCACACTCGACAGCCGTAATGAAACAAGCATATAGTTTCATTTTGGTATTTGACTTCTTCGTAGGTACTAATCGATTTCACCGAAGGAACATTCGACAAAATTCGTTTAGAGTATTTTTTGATCTCTTTGCAATGATTGCCTAATAACAAAATTTTAGTACCATTGAGTCGAGTAAGAATCTTCTCAATTTTGTCAACACGACAGAAAGCAAAATCGCCTAAAGAATAGCAAGTATCTGTAGGCTTTACGACAGCATTCCAATTTGCTATTAGAGTTTCGTTCATTTCATCAGCAGATGAAAACGGTCTATGAGAATATTTGATTACATTCGCATGGTCAAAATGAATGTCTGAAGTGAAGTGAATCATTAGGATTCCTGGGTTATCGCTGGTTGAATGAGAAACAAAGATGATGTTTCATACATTATCACAAATAAAGTTCCTTGAAACCAATCAGGATAACCAGAATTGTTAAGCTGTCCATGCGTGTATAAATGGCTTAATCCATTCCCAAATCCATGGAATAACAACGTAAATAATTCCACCTCCTACAATAGACAAAAACGCAACCATTCCTACCCAATCATACCATTCCGTGTCAAACATCTTAAGGCTCCTTTGGAGGCGGATTTACAGGTTTATCTTTAGTCGATTCTTTTGGATAACGATAGACAGTTTTTGTCTTTGTTTTCCAAGTGTAGTCAGGAAGTGAAGGCGTCCACGACGGAGATTTAAAGTCTGATTTTCGAAACAAAATCAATGCCAATAAAGAAAAATATCCAATGATAATGAGAAAAAGAAGAATATCTTGCGATGATTTTTCTAAAGGAGGACACTGATATGAATAGTTAGATGGCGTACCAGAACCAGTGCTTCCTCCACTTTCTGGATAAGACGCGCTTCCTCCATTCTCTACGGAAAATGCAGTTCCGCCACCGCTAGAAGGTGTTGCAACTCCAAAATTATGTCCACCTAAAGAGCTTGGATCAATTCGACCTTGATCTATATTATTATCCATTACGCTTTATCCAGTATAAATTGAGACCGTCTTTGCGCTGCTGTTTGTGGCGTTGGTTTGATTCTGTATTTCAATAGCGCTTCAGCTCCATCACAAGCTTTAATTTGACAACCCAAAGTGGTCAAATATGCAACTGCTTTACCAACTCCCCAAGCATGAACAGAAGTTTCGTCTTTAGTGACATCATCTTCTGTAATGATGGTTCTTATGTTAGTTTTAGACCAATCGATTGAGATTACTCTCTTTCGCCATCCGATAACAATTGGTCCTGCGAGAGTGAAAACTAACCACCAAGAATTTTCAACACAAAGCTGAAAATATGTTCGAGGCCAATATTGGTTTGCCAATTCATAAATTTCAATTGGCTCAATTTGAGAAAGTTTTAATAAAGCGTCAAGAGTCTCGCGATCAATAGTATCATCGTTATTGTAATAAGCAGTTTCAAGGATTTCACGAACGCCGTCTGGAAGTGTCGAACCCTCTAAGACGGCGTAAACAGCTTTTCTTAAGGTACTATCATTCATACCGCAACCTCGCCTTTGATGTGTGGATGTGGATCATATTGTGTAAGCTTAATCACTGAATGATCATATTGTTCAATGTCTCTTTTTTGAGTGATTTCTAATTTAGGAAGAGTTAGTTTTGGATCTCTTCCTAATTGAGTCACAACTTGTAGAATATGATTTGAATAGATGTGAGCATCACCTAAAGAAATGATCAAATCACCAACCTGCAGATCACAAGTTTTTGCGACCAAATGAGTCAATAAAGCGTATGAAGCGATATTGAAAGGAACACCAAGAAAACAGTCTGCAGACCGTTGGTACATATGACAGGATAATCGACCATCTTCTACATAAAATTGGTAGAGAATGTGACATGGCATTAATGCCATATACGGAAGATCAGCTACGTTCCATGCGCTTACGACAATTCTTCGACTTGTCGGATCAGTTTTGATTAATCGAATCGCTTCTTGGAGCTGATTTGTTGATTTACCATTTCTGGTTTCCCATTTCATCCATTGATGACCATAGATTGGACCTAATGAACCATCCATTCTTGTCCATTCATCCCAAATAGTACAACCATGGTCATGAAGAAATTTTACGTCGGTATCACCTCTAATGAACCAAAGCAATTCAGTAATAACTGATTTAAAGGCAACCTTTTTTGTCGTAATTAAAGGAAATGACTCACTTAGATCAAATCGCAACTGGTGACCAAAAATTCCGATTGTGCCTACTCCAGTTCGATCCTGGCGAGGTTTACCTTCAGAAAGAATTTTCGCCAACAGATTTCCATAGACATAATCAGTTGCTGTAGGAAAAACTTTACAAACTTCTTTAAAATGAGCAGCAAATTGTTGAATGCTCTCAACTAATGATTTATTTTCTGTAAACATGCAAGATCTCACTTATAAAGATTTTTGTGGAATGATTTAAACCAGTTGTGTTCCAGATATTCATACCACTCTTTTCTAGTTAACATTTCTACAAGAGTGGTCACTATAGTCGCAGGAATTATAAAGACTAACAAGAATCCGACCAAAAAAGTGAATAGAAAATTATTAATAGAAGAAAAACTTGCTAAAAATCCTGCGTACATTCGATTCATAATGGTCATCCTTATCGGAATTACATTATATCACTTTTGCATTTCCCAGTATTGTCTCACTCGAGCTCTTGCTTTCATTTTGATTCCTTCAGAAAAAGGAATCACCTCGCATCCCGAAGATTTTTCTGATCCGTAGATAACGCATAATTGCTCTACACCTTCAACTTGATCGGACAGAGAATAAAGAGCACATTGAATGAAGGCAGAATCAAGATCTTCAATCGATTTCTGTCGACCGTAAGATTTGAAATCAATGAGTGTAGTTTTTCCTCTAAATTTTGCGAGGCAATCAAGAGTCCCAGCATACTTAAGTCTTTTAGAGAATACAGCAGATTCTAGCATTTGAACTTCAGAAATCTCTTCAAGATATTTCCAAGTAGCTAAGAAAGAAAACCAAGCTGCTCCGACACATGGGTCAAATTTTTCGCCCATCAGATAAGAAGCACAAAGAGTATGAAAATTTGTTCCACGTAATGAAGCTTGCAATCCGATTTTATCGGCTTCTTCTTTGCCTACACGATTAACCCAAGAATCAAGCCAATCTGAATTTGAAGTGAGGCCTAAAACAGATGTTACAGACGGAAAATGTCCAGCTTCAGTTGCGTAAAATCTTCCTCGATCAGTTTCGACACGAGGAAGATTGAAATTGCATATTGCGTTTAGAGCTAATCGAGATTCACATTGAATCTCTCTGGTTAATGGAGAATAACTAAGACGATTTCGACAGATCACAAATTGTTTCTATTGTCTTCAGATTGAATTTCATATTCCATCTCCTCAATAACAATATTCTCTAATGTCCAAGCATCTTCACGCTCAAAATTAGCTCTTACTTCGTCACGATTCTTACCACCAAAAGAGCTTAAAGATTTACCAAGACGATCTAAACGATCGAATGCTCTCATTGCTCGATCTACCAGTTCAGGACTTGGTTTATTTTCTGGTTCTCTTGACATATGAATATCCTAAGGCGGTTTCGGTAAATCACGTAAAATTTTCCAAACCTCTGGTCCAATTAATATTGAAGATTTTTGGATTTGAAGTAATTGATCTAATTTTTCTTCGATTCTGTCCAGTTGAACCTTCGAAGGTTCAACTGGACATTCTTCTTTGGTAGAATTAAAGAATTTCATTAGCAGTTCTGGTGGAGCTGAAGAGTGATGAGAAAATTTAGACAAATTCTTTATCGATCACCGATTTAACATCAGCTCGCTTCCAGCCTGGTGGCTTAACGACATCTAAAGTTGACCCTCTTTTGCTTTGATCAGAAGATGTAGCTCTAACTTTTGACATATTTGCTCGTTGGACTTCATCCCAAACTTTACCAATTGGAATGCCCATTTGATATGCTGTTCCAAATGCAATATAAAGAACATCGCATAATTCGTGTGCAGCCTTTACGATATCGCCTTGATCCACAGCTTCATTGAATTCATCAACTTCTTCTTGAAGAAATTTCTTTCGAAATTCTGCCAATTCTGGACTCAGAAATCCTGGCTTTTCATTACCAATAAGTCCAAATTTTTCATGGAATGCTTTAATATCAGCTTGATAATCAGGATTTAATTCAGCAGCTTCAACAACAGCGTCAATAAGTTCTTTAAAATAATCAGGATCAATTGATGGATGTCTTAAATTATTAAACATTAATTCAGATAGTTTGCTCATATGATAAGTTTTGTTGATAGAAACAATTACTATATCATTATTAAACAACCAATCTGGTAGGCCTGCTAGGAATCGAACCTAGACCGATGGATTATGAGTCCACTGCTCTTACCAATGAGCTACAGGCCCTAAAAGAATTGATTGATAATACACAATAGTTAATCCGATTGGAATCTTTTTAGCTTGATTAATCATATCAGCAGTTCCTCTAGATTTACCATCCCAAAACACAATGCAATGATCAGCTACCTTTGCCATTTCGCGATTTCTGATAAATCCAGCTGATTTTCCGTATTTATTCCAATCGGCAGGCATCAAAAGTAATTTATGGCCATTTTCTCCAGCATATGTTTCTCCAAGCGAATCAGCTCCAGGAGCGGTACCAGAAATAATGGTCAAATCATCATCAAAAGGTAATTCTCTTTTTAATAAATCAACTTCATGCTTCAGGACAGTGTAATCAAAGAAATCTCTCGAACCAGCGATAATCAATTTCTTTAATTTCTTCTGCCCTTGCATTGATTAACCTTTGAAATTTAGAGAAATGACTTTGAATGACCAACTTTGATCTTTAGCCCTAAACACAACACCTTCAGCTTGTTTTCCATTTTTATATCTTACATTGTCTGCGATATCTCTCAAATCATCAACAGATTCTGGTTTTGGAACATAAACAAAATCAACAAGCGGAAGAGAAGTTTCTTCAGAGAAACGAAGCAATTCACTCAAAGGTTGTTTTTCCCAAACATTTCTGCGACCTTCAGCTTTCTTTAGAAGAGTAAAAATTTTGATCGATTTTTCACGTAATCCAGATTGATTATCATGGATTCCAGGACCAATGATTTCATATTGAATACCAAATCCATCAGGAATCAACTTCTCTAAATTAAACTTTTTAGCCAATTGAGTATAAAAATTATCAGCATCTGGCTTTACGGTTAATGTTCGAGAACAAATAGTCAGCTTTCCGTCTTCTTTGAACGCAGTAGAAGAAGTTCCATCTTCTTTCACTGTGACATAATATGGTTCTTCTAATTTCTCGACCCATCTTGGAAACATTTGATAGTTGAGTTCAGAAGTTTTCGAAATGAAATGAGGAAATCCTGCGATGAAATCATCGGTATTTTCGATCGATTTCTCGTATTTTGCTACTCGATAAAATCCAGTAAGATCTTCACCGATAAACTTTAATGACTCCTCAATAGATTCCAAAGGAATAATCAAGCATTCAGAAGGAGACCCTTTAAATCGACAGAGTTTAATCCGATAAGAGTGCTTTTCCATGAAAGCAAAACGCTGAATTGCAGGCAAAATCGCATCTGGAAGAAAAACGGCAACATCATCAAGAAGATTAATCGTTTTTTGAATAACTCCGGTCCAAATTCCTGCTTCGCCACAATCAACTGTCGCTTCTTGAATAAAATCAGCGCCTATGATCGATCTAATCGAAACAACCTTTCCTTTTGTAGCTAAAATCATTTTTGGATCTCTGGTTTAATGCATGTAAAGCGGTTTAAGGTATATTCAACCCATTGGCTGCCAGATTGAACACATTTAATGGCAGCTTGTTCAGCTGATTTTTCATTATCTTCTACTGCGTTTAGGAGCATAAGAAACATCAATAGAACACAGAAAGTTAAAACAAGAAAAAGTACTATTTTGACAATCGGAAAATTTCCCACATTATACTCCATGGTCGTCGTTTAGGAATCGAACCTAATCTTTAAGAGAAAAATTACCCAACCCATTCTCAAATATGCCCATACATCAAACGACGAATACAAGAAACAACCAAATTATTAGGAGAAATATGCCAATCAAAATTGCTGGCATAAAAACCCTAATCAAAGCGTAAAATAAATTAAAGATCAACTCGCAATTCAACAAATACTGGAAGATAGAGAGAACGTTTTGTGCCAGAAGAAATGACACAGTTATACTGAACGGTAATGATCTTTCCAATCAATTCACTTTGTCGCTTCCAATAATCTTCACGTTGAGCATCAGAAAAACCAGATCCTACTTCAAATTCGATGTCTCTCTGGTCTGCAACTCGACATTTAAATCCACCAAGCATTCCAACATATTTTCCATTGCCTTCGTAGCTCGAAATAATTTCAGCTTCGGTGTTAACTTCGGCTTTCAGTTTAAGACAATAATTTTGGCGACCATTTCTCCAAGCACCATTCAAAGATTTAAGAACAGCTCCTTCCATATTTTCTGCTAATCGGTCTTGAAAATATGTTTTGGCTGAATCAGTGCTGTAGACCAATTCAGTTTTGATTAAACGAATTTTCTCAAGCCACTTTAGTGATTGAAACGCAACTCGCAAACTAGCCAATCGATTATCATAAACGATTGGAGAATAACCTTTCCAGAAATCATCCAAAGAAATAACATCCCAACAGGTAAATCGAACTCGATTAATTTCAAATATGTCTGCCGTTCCCCGAATTAATCGAGTTAAAATTCCATTTCCAACTTTTCTTTCTTCGTCAGTTCCATCTTCTTTTGCGACAGTTAATTCACCATCTAGTGCAACTGATCCACCAGCAAAATGCTTTGCAATATTAGAACATTCAGTTGATAATTCAGTAGGACAATCAAATGAATTTCCGTTTCGAAGAAAAAGATCAACAGCACCGGTTTTGGAATTGATCGTAATAGTACATCGCATTCCATCCATTTTTGGCTGAATCAATGCAGGAAACGAGAAGTTTTGAAGAGCCTTTTCATCGAAGGCTGCACACAACTGAACCGGAAATACTGGAATCAAGTTTGGAGAAACTTTATTGATTGTGCTAACCGAAACTCCACAGTCTAAATCTCGATTAATGACCAACTCAACAAAACGAGCAGTCATTTCATCGCTACTTTCCAGCAAATTCTTCAAATATTGAATTGCTGCATTTCCAGTGACTTCACGTTGATATAAAGGCCGCAAAAGATCAATAACTTTATGAGGACTATATGCACTTGCACGAATTGGAGTATACTCAGGAATCTTACGAATAAAAAACTTAATTCGAGGGTTGTAGCACAGATTAACGCCGGCATAAAATGCGTCATTTTCAAGTGCTCGACGCATCACATCAGTTTTATCATTTCGCCCATCAAATGATCGTAGCTCTTTAACAATTTCTAAAGGATTACGTTTTTTATAAGAAAGGTGAGCAATTTTGGAAAGATCAATGTTGTCTTCGATTGGCATATGAATCCTTAGAATAAGTGAGCTCGTCCAAGAAGATGTTTTAATCCTTTGGACATCAGGTACGAAACAAATTTATTAGATGCCATTGTATCACTTCTAGTCAATTTGTTATTCAGTTCAGAAATAATAGCAGATTCAACAATTTCAGGAATTTCTGCTAAGTCAATCATTTTTAGATTTCGTTTGTATCTGGACAAAGTCTTTTCATCCATGACCGATGACAAAGAGGTTCGAGAATTCCACCAAGTGTTAATCATTTTAGAAGAAATTGCTTTTTGACGAATCTTTACTGGCCAAAAAGTTTCATTCGGAGACAGAATGTTTGGGACTCCATCGCCTCCATCTCCTCTACAGATCTTTTCAAAAAGATCTCTTTCCTTTTCGATTTGAGGAGGAACTTGATAGAATCCTCCTTTCGGAGGAATAGAAGGAGAAAATAGTTGGATGCTTCGCTGAGGCGTAAAAGTAGTGAGTTGTTGAAAATCTCTGTCAGCAGAAACAATGATCGCCTTTTTACTTTCTTTGACGACAATAGCAATCACGTCATCAGCTTCTGCTCCAGCAACACAAATACACGGATACGGAAGATTCTCAATCAATTCATCACGAATTTTAGAGAACGCTTCCATAACCTGTTTTCCTTGAGCTGCCACCATTTCAGCTTCTTCAGGATTATCAATTTTTTCGAGTTTAAGAGAGATGTCACGATTTTTCTTGTATTCTTTAAATTCTTTTCGACGCCAAAGTTCAGGACCGTCAAAAGCACAAACAAGATATGGATAATCTTCTCGTGCAAATTTAGTTCGATATTTTAGAACCTGAGATACTGCCAAATGGCGAAACATTTCTTCGCTCGTATCGTCTCGGTTAGCATCAGCATATAGAGCTCGAAATATCAGATTTGACATGTCAAGGACAATGGTTCCCGCTGGAGCAGGTCCAATTTGTCCATCGCAAAAATTAAGAAGGCTCATTTATAGTATTTGTGGTGTTGGATGACGATTGTTTGATTATACACAGAAGCCCAACTCGGATTCACGCGAACATTATGAAAAAACACTGCGCCATTCGTTAGATCTGGAACTTTAATTTGTCCTGAAGAAAATTCTTTTGCAATTTTTTGAATTTTCGACATTGCAATCTGGTCTGCTTTATTTCGAATTACGGGCTGATCAGATTTTCCGTCGCAATACCACGAAAACTCACAGTATTTTTCTTTCGTTTCTTTTACCACACCACAAATGGTAGTTGGGAATCTACCATCGGTCATTCTATTTTTTACTACCCAAGCCACTGCGTACATTTCTTTTAGTTGAGTTCCTCGAGCCTCAAACCAAAGATTTTGAACCATACATTCATACTCTTTAGCTTCTGCTTCTTTTCTAAGATTTTTTTCTCGTAAAATTTCTTCAGTTCGATCGATCACTTCTTCCTTGTTAGTTGGGTCTACAGATGCTTGAATTGGCTCGAAAGAAGTTGAAAAAAGAACCGTCATTTCTAGAGTGAATACACAACCTGCCAGAAAATAGAAAATTTTGGTTAACCCAGATGTCATAGGAGACACTCCATGTTGTTGTTGATATAACATATATCTCTGGAGTTCTGATTTAACCTAAGTCAAGCCAGAACACCAGAAATTATGCCCAGCGCCAACCAATCTTCAGCATGTTATCAGGAATGCTACCATGCTGAAGTGAATCAATGTTTTTAAAAATGATTTTGGCTACTCTTGAAGTTGATAGCATTAATTTACCATCTTTAGTTCGAGTAATGGTGTCCAACATTCCATGTTCATCCCACTTTAATGAATAAACGTCTTCATTTTTATGTTTGATGGTTTTTGTCATAGTTCGCTCAGAGTTCAACTGCGAAAAATCGATGCGTACGAAGATCGATTGATGATGAAATCGGTGTGGTTATACGACGACGAATGATTCGTTCGTTTAAATCTGCTGCTAAGTCTTCAGCTATATCTGGATTGCTGTATTGACTTGCAGCTAATTTTTCAGTAAGACAAAGAGATCGATCTCTCTGAACTGAAATGTATGCAACTGGTAATCCATGTGAATTTTTAAGTTCAACAGCATATTCGCCCATGATGCTTACTCCTTAATTAACTTCTGGATAAACAGAATCGATTTCATCTTGATCCCAGCCACCCCAGTCAAGCATCCAAGCTTTGAGTTTGGCTTTGTGTGCAGGATCAGTGATGTCGACAACAATTTCATCATCAAGATCTGGATTTTCTTTAACATCCAAACCTTCAGATCGTAGATGAGCGATACAAATTTCAGTCTCTATAACTTGAATACTAACAAATGTTGCGGTGTTCATACTATTCTCCTTCGCTCTCGATTGGGTTGTTAGTTTATTCTAACACAATCTTTATCGAAAGTAAACAGTCATCAAAACAATAACGCCGCCGACATGGTCAAACCGATGTGATAGTTTCTAGGAACCCCTCCCAGTGGTGCCAAAAACACAGTAGCCGGCCAGGAAACTTTATTGTTTCAGAGAGATTCGGTTTGAGATTTTAGCCATTTAGCTGTCCAATATGCATCAGCGATATCGGTATATGGCGAAGTAAGAGGAAGAAGCTTGCATCCAATAGCATTACAGAAAGCCTCAAGCATTTGAGCTTTGTCAGCATTTCCTTTATCAGTCGCAAATTTCTTTATTTGAGCAGGACTTGGTCGCTCGATTTTAGATTGGTAGTTTAGAATTTTAGAAATCAAAATTCCAGTGTTTTCGCCGATTTGGAATACTCGACCTTTTGCGCCAAAAGCGTAACCTTCAATAGCAACTGCAGTTGCCTCTTTAGAGAGTTTAGAAAAAATCTCTGCAATTGCCATATATCGTGGAATGTCTTTAAGACCAGGATCAGAAAAGCAGATTAATTTGATGTTTGGGATTGTGTCATTCCAAAAATTCAAAATCTTTTGAGGCTTTTTAGACAAGCAATAAGCTGTTGAGTTCTCCAGATTAAATGCTGCTGGAGAACTCATTGAATAATCGTAGCCTATGCAACTCATTCAGATTCTTCGTCTTCTTCTGCACCACAAATCAAATCAATCGCTTCTTCGATGATCTCGTCTAAAGGAGGAGTAGGCGGTTCTGGAAATTTCGCAGGTGCCGATAATTCGTTTCTTTTACGAGCATGTCGAAAATGAGTAGTTGATTTTCTTTTTGAAGACATAAAAACCTTTTATTGAGAAACGATCCAATCAAATACTTCAGAAGCATGCTTATCAGTTGGCATAGCTGAAATACCAGAAGGACGAATACCAAATTCTGAAATTCCATTATAGCCTCGTGGATCCTTTAATTCCGGTCTTTCAGAATTATTCTTGAAGGCTAATTTGACTTGTAATTGGTTTTTGGTTATTGTGATAAAAGGCGAAATACCATTGGCTTTCAGTTTTGTTAGCCCTTTCACTAACAAATTTAGATCTTTTTGTGCTTTATCATTAAGCTCAACTGCATTCTTAAGAGTAAAACTTGGCTTTTTCTGATCTCCGCCAAAATCAGCTGCCCCAGTATAAGTTTTTCCGTTTGGGCCATCTTTAACTTTTAGAGGTTTCCCAAATGTACCAAAAACTCCTGGAACATATTCAATTTCTTCTGGTTTGTTAGCTTCGGATTTAAGATATTTGAGAAATGACATTTGTTTGTTTCCGTATGAATTGTCTATTTAATGACTTCCAGAATAGATAATGAATTAAAGGAGAAGAAATATGATCACATTCGTGTTTGGAGTTATCGTTGGATGGACTCTTATTCCGCAACCAGAATCAATTGGTGGTTCTTTGCGAGCATTATGGAACAAAATTAAACCGAAAGGATAAAATATGGATGAAACCGGATTAGTGATTGAAAATGTTCGAAGAGGTGATACTCTTCGCAGAACATTTATTTTCATCGATAAAGTAACAAAGTTAAGAATTCCTATTCAAGACAAATTGTTTCAATGGACATTCAAAACAAATAAAAGCTTAGACGATGAACATCCAAGTGTTATCAAACTTGTAGTTGATCTAAGTCAGCCTGATCCTCTTGGAATAAAATATCATGACCTAAATTCAGCTTTAGGTAAAGTGACATTGCGTCTTTCACCAGAATTAACCAAGAAATTCACAGAAGTTGAATACTTCTGGGATCTTCAAGAAGTTATTCCTCTATATGACGGCGAAGATTTAAAAGATCATGATGTTATTTCACATCTTTCAGGTGTTTGTTATCCTGTGCTGGATGTAACAAAGAATTATTCACAAGGGACTTTAGTTCCGTAATCGATCATAAAGGAAAATCATGGCTAAATATCTACAAGGTGCTTCTTCTACAGCACCAAACGCTTTTCTATCAAGCACCGTTAATGCTATATCGGTAAATGGAGATTCTTTAGAAACTAGCGAAGAAGTTCAACGTATTGTTGTTTCTTATCCATTTCCTGACGGAGAAGGAGGAGTAGGAGTTCAAGACATTACACCAGAAGGTGTAGTCTGGTCAGTGAATATTCGAATGAATGGAGATGATGTCAGTCCTAGTAATCCAGTGCCAACTGAAATAACATTTAGAACTGAATTCAATGGATCGACTTTTTATCCAATTTCTTACGATACTCCTTTACCAACACTTCCAGTTTCTGCTTTATCTGCAAATCAAAGCGCAGAACAAGACATTTCTGTGATAACTGGCAATCATAGATTAGCGTATTTTGGTGGAGTTAACCAAGATCCTAGACGTGATTATTCTTATTTAGAAGCGCTAATAAAAAACGACACTGATTCTGAGGTTATAATTCGACTAGACAATTGGACTTTTGGGTTCTCAAATCCAGTAGTTTTATCAGAATACTTAATTCCAGCCGGAAATTCTGAGTTTATTAGAACTAGAATAGCTCGTGGTGCTCATGAATTACTTCTTACATCTTACGGTTCAAGCGGAACTTTACGCTATTCAGTGTATTTGAGTTAAGATGCTGCATCATTTCGCCACCACAACTCCTCCATATGTACCGGAAAATCAAGTAGCAAAGATATATCCTACGATTTTTGTTACAGTGGAAACTGTTTCTACAATTGAAGTTTACGTTAATCCGACTTCAGTTATAGAAATTCAAGTGCCCTCAGTTCCGGTGTCTTTCGTTCAACTTTAATTTCAGAGGAGACAATGTCTCCTCTGAACCTTTTAGTTATAGAATTTCGCAAACATCTCCACTACACGCCATTGTTTGTGTAGCTACAGTTTGATCTACTCCATTTTCATAAAGTCCTAATTTACTCCAATCAGAGTTTTTAGGCATTTTAGCTTCAAGTTCAATCAATTCAGCTTCAGTCACTTCTTGATAAGGAGCTTGACGATATGAATGATCACTATGTGGTAAGAAACTTACTCCACCAATTTGATCAAAATGATCATAAACCCATGCACCAACAGACAACCACTCATGTTCTTTAACGTATACAGTGATTGATGGATTGTGTTCACACCAGTTTTCTTTAAAGATCAAATAGTGTTCAAGTTGATCTATCGCAGAAATATCATTTCTAAAAACAGAGGTTGCAGGAGCTCTAATTGGAAATGAGAACACATACGTCATATCTGGCTTCATGACGTCGTCTTCATGAGGAAATCCTTCATCGACCATCAGTAAAGCAAGTGGATCTTTTTTGTCTGCTCGAACTGTTCGAATATAGAATTTAGAGTATCGTGGATGTATACCAGAAGCAGAATCTACAAGAGTGGAAACTGTTCCGCTTGGTTTTACTGTCGTGATCGCTGCAGAAGGATTAATTCCGAGTTTATTAGCCCATTCTTCGTTGGTTTCTACAGTCAATTCTCTTAATGATGTAAGAATTGTAGACAAACCAGATTCATAAGAATCTTCACGTCCTGAAAGGATAGGGTGATCCATAATTCCAGTCATCGAAACACCAAGCAATCTTTCTTCTTCGGCGTTTTTCTTCCATATCGGTCTAAGATATTTGAAGTTAGTTAATGTAGATTGGAATGTGCCCATAATAGAAGCAATTCGAACCTTTCGCTTTAAATCTTCCAAGGTATCAGTTGATCTTACGACTGCTTCAGTAAGATTACAAAATCCATTCGGTCGTAAAATGATTTCACCGCATGGATTTGTACCATATTCGAAATTAGGATTTCTACGACCGTATTCTTTTGCTTTTTTAACTGCACTTAATCTTGAGAAAATGCCACGCTCTCCAGACTTTGACTCATAAAGAGAAAGCCATTCTTTCATGAAGATACCAATTTCAGGTCGATCAGCATAAACGGCAGAATTATTCGCAAGAGCTCGTTGAGCGTTGGTTTCCCACCATTGTCCTGATTTTGCTGTTCGCATTCGATCATCACTCAAATTAGAGAGACTAATCAGAGCAGAACGACGAACTCCACCTACAACAACAATATCACCGATTTTGCAAACAATATCATGACATTCAATGCTTTTTAATTTTCGACCTACAGCGCCTTCGAAAGTTTTAATTGTGAATTGGAATAAATCGACCAACGGTTCAGGACCTGACGCTCGACCTCCAAAAACTTTTAAGCGAGCTCCTTTTGGACGGACTTTTGAAACATCCCATTTAGGAATTTTTCCACTCCAAAGAAGACTTAACAATTCACGATATGCTGAAGCCCATCCAATTTTAGAATCAGCAACAACAATCGTTGTATCAGATCGATGTAATTCTTCAGGAACTTCAGGTAATTTAGCAATATTCTGTCGCTCAACAGAAAAACCAACTCCAGTTCCTAACATCAGAATATAGAGAATTTCGTCAAATGCTCGAGGATGATCGATTGGAGTATAAGAACAATTATATCCTGCTACTTCATCTCGGTCTAAAGCTTGTCCTGCAACCATCAAACATCTCATTGATGGCATCACATCACAATTTAAGATTGCTGTTCTAATCTCTTCTTTTGGATATGTGTCTGGAAATCTTCCAGCGAAAAAGTTGACATATCGATCAACAGTTTCTTCCCAATTTTCACGACGTCCTAGATCATCTCTCCATCTAGCATAACGGCTTGCGTGAACATATCTTTGTAATTCAGTGCTTAATACTTCTGACATCTATTGCTCCTAGTTAACGACATCTTTTCCACTCTGTTAATTTTAAAAGGGCTCCCATGCCTTGATATGAATGGCGTATAGCCAATGCTGTAATTTCTGAACGGCTTAGTTTTAATTCAAGGTTAAGTTCATTGGGATCTTTTTCTTGGTACTTCTCTGGCATCAATGTAACTCGTGCTCCGGATTCGGCGAGTGCTTTGATTTTTCTGACCACTTGTGGATTTCTTGGCTCTTGGTCAAGATACCATATACAATTTGTGAAATCTTTTTCTGAGGCGTTTTGGGCTCCACAGATTGCAATTGAATTTTCGACAAAAAAGGTATCAAATGGACCTTCCAAAATAACTACAGGATGGTCTGTAATTATGTTGTCTCGGCCGAATATCATTTTTCCTGGCTTAAATTGAATTGTTGCATATCGAAGCTTAGATTTATTGATTGCTCGACCTTGAACTCCGATTATTCCATTAATTGGATCAATTAATGGAATAATAATTCTTCCTTCTTTTTGTTTGACTTCAATTGGTGCCATGGACAAAGTTTTACAAGTTGTCCAAAAATCTTCTGACCACCAGAGTCTATTCAACATTTCTTCTGGAATTCCGCGATTATCGCAGTAAATTCGAGCTGGATGAGACCAATGAATTACAGATAAAGGTTCGAAATGATCAGACAGTTTAAGAACTTTCTTGAATTCTGGTCGATCATAGAATGTCTTTTTGTTATTCCAAAAATCAACATCAATTTCTTTTGGAGCTTTTCCAGAGAATTTTTCGAAAATGTATTTTCGATATGTGTCAGGAAAATGATCTTTTAGTAACGTAGAAAAAAGACAATGCTTTCCACAATTGAAACAGCGATAAGAAAGCTCACCGGGGTTCTTTATAGATCTCTTAAGGTTTCCTCTTGCTTTAGTTTTGTCTTTATCAGAATCTCCGCAATAAGGACACCGAAAATTGTATCGGTCTGGTCCTGGTCTTGAAAATCTGAGCAGACTCGACGAAATTTCGAAAACGTAATGAGAATCAATCAAGTGAAATTTACCGTACTAACAAAACAAAATTTCTTAATGTATGCAATTAAAGCATATGAATGCCCAACCGCAAAATCAAACGACGATTTCAAAAAAGACATGAAAGCTTTTCCTTATATTGGAAAATTCTTAAATCGAATGAAACGTCTAGACAATGATGAACCCAAATGGAGATTGTTGATTAACCATATCATAAATCTGCTTAATATCTTCAGACCTGTTGCTACAACTAGAATGCTATTATTCTATTTCCCGAAATTAGAAGACCGAGCAATCATATTGGCAATTCTAGATGGATTGAAAAGTACACCAGCTCCTGAAAAAATCAAGGAAGTCGATATTCTTGAAATTAAACGGGATAAGCGGGTCGAAATTTATATGCGCAGTCTCTGATAGATAATCCATCATAAATCTTGAGACAATGCTATGAAACCAACAAAGCCTTTAAGCGGCCTATCAAGAAAACGTGAGGCAACTACAACAGCAAACATTCCTTCTGTTCCAGTTCCAGTGTTTAAGAAACCAATGTCCAATCCTCCACCAAAGAGGAAGAAGTAATGCCAATTGCGATGGGGGAAGCTGTAATCATTGCAGCTTTAATAGGATTGTTTGGTTCAATTTTGATCTTTTTTCTAAATGCTTGGAAAGAAAGACGTAAATTGAAATTATCAAACGACGTAATTGAAGGCATGAGAAAAAGCCAGATTATCTACTCAATTGTAGAAGAAATTGTTTCGACTTCTTCCACAGAAAGAGGAATAATTTTTGCTGGTCATAATTCAGGCGGAATTCCACGACCAAGTTCTTCTTTTTGGGTTTCTTCGATTTATTGGCATGCTAGAACACCTCAACAAGAGAAACAATTATCAGAATATCAAAAACTTGAAGTTGATTCTCATTACATTTCAAATTTGTTAGATTGCGAACGAAGAGGTATGGTAGTTCTTTCTACAGAAAAAATGCCTTCATGTCTTTTGAAGAGATATTACGAAGCTGAAGGCGTTCAGCATTCTATTGTTTTCTTTTTGAAAATCGTTGAAAACAAATTTTTGTATCTGTCGGTCGCTAAATATGATGCAACGCCATACGACGAAAAAGAAATCACAAAGATCGACATGAAAGTCGGAATGATTCGTTCTCTAATTTGACAACTAAACCATTTTCTTAAAATTCAGAGATTTTGAACTACTCTGAATAAATCCTTCTTCTACAGATTTGCCTTTCTCGATAGAATAAACTAACTTGAGATTAGATGGCAAATCTGTAGGGGTAAGAGAAACCCAATCGAATTTAATTTCAATACCAATCTTAGGATCGTAGTGAAATCCTCTAAATTTGATTGCTGTGACATCTCTCATTAGATTTTTAGCTAAAGCATCTGTTACTGTAGCATTTGTAGATTCTCTAAATTTTCCTTTGTAATCCACATACTTAAATCCAGTGGATTTTATTTTGGATTTAAGCCGATCAATGAATTCTTTTGGTGGCGAAAATCGAAGATAAGGTTCTAAATTAGAAAGAATCTGAACTGAAGTCGAATTGACCCACAAATATTTGACTCCTTGCTCAACCGAGACTGAAACGTTATTGACATTATTGATGTTGTCGATTCGTTTAGTTCGGTTCACTCCTGTTATCAACAGGGAACAAGAACCAAGAGACATTATAGTTACATCAATCAAGTTCTTGATGTACTCTGTGGTGTCTCTGGTGATCACGGGTGCCTTGAATTTTTCAGCAACCAAGGTGACTGTATGACCTTGAATTTGAATTTCATACAGTGGTCTAAATTTATTTCTATCGACTGCTTTGGCAGTTGGATCTATTTGTCGAACTTGATCTAAAACTTCCAACAAAGTTTTCTTTGCTGAATGATCTGATACAATCACAATGATTCGATTTGATCGATCAATGGCAGCGTCTAATTTGATTCGAAGTAAAGAGGTCAGTAATTCTTTAGAAGTCATCAAAATTTCCAAGTATCAAATGATTTTTCAGGAGGCTTTTCGTGAGTTAATTTCTTCACGGCTTCAGCCTTCTCTCTATTTTCTTTGAATTGCTCTCTTGGGTCTTCAGTCGACAAATCATGAAGTCTCATCTGAGCTTTATGAATACCCATTGGAAATTTGATATTCTTTTCAGTGATTGGGCCATATCGATTTTTAAGTTGTTTGAACATAATCAAACCACGAGCATCCATTTCTACGCTTGTAATAATCCCAAGGAATAAATCAAGAGAATTTGGCAAACCAAAAGATTCAGAAGTGTCATCAATATTGATGTCTTCTCCGCTAGAAAAACCACCTCTATTAGACTGGGTAGACGACCACATCACTGCATTCCATTCAACAGCAAGTCCTCTTAATTCTTCGCCGATAGCTTTAATTAAGAAGAATGATCCAGCATCGGATTTCAGTCTTTGACTTGCGCAGATATTCACATAATCGACAATGATGACGTCAGGAACAAATCCATCCTGAGCTTTCCATTGCTTTAACAAGAATCTCATGTGACCAACATGAGTACTTGAAGTTGGGAACTGCTTGATCTTCAGATTCCCATGAGTTAATTCTTTGAGCTTTGAAATTCTAGAAAGATAAGCATCTTTCGGTAAACTTTCTAGATTATCGATATCGATTTTAAGAAGATTTGCATCAATTCGTTCTCGAATTTTCTGTTCGCTCATTTCCATACTGAAGTAGGCAACATTTTTGCCTGCCATCAGATAGTTTGCCGACATATGGCATTTCGTTCCAGTTTTAAATCCACCAGTCTGAGTAGACATGAAAATGTTAAAAGTTCCTCGAGATGGACCACCTTTGGTGATCAAATCGAACATTTTTATTCCAGTGGGAAGTCTTACTTCATCAGAATGATAATACTCATATTGTTCTTCGGCATCTCTAAAATAATCGTGACCAATCGATTGGTCAAGAGATACACTTAGAGAATTTTCAAACAACTGCGGCAATGAATCAATTGTTTGCTTCTTGTCATGGCCTTCTAGAATAAAAATGGCATCTTTAACGGCCATAAACACTGATCGATTTTTTAACCAAGCTTGAGTTGAATCGATCAGCCACTCAGAATCTACTTCAAATCTTTGTTCTCTCAAATGTTCTAATTTGTCATTGATTTGTTTGTTGACTTCTTCAGAAACGTGCAAAGCTGCCGCTTCAACAAACAAAGAATCCCATGTAGGTTTTCTACTAAATCGAGCCCAATGATTTTTGATCAATTGACAAATTCGTCTTTCATCTTCGCCTGAAAAGAATCTTTCTTGTATGACTTCGATAGCTCTATTTGAATATGTCTCGTCAGTGATCAACTTTTCAAGAATCATATCCTCCATTCGTTCTGACATTAGTTTAGAGCCTTTTTTGCTTTTTCTTTTTGAAATCGAATTTCCATTTCTTTTAGCTTGAACGCTGCCACTACATGCATAGCAAGATTTTCAAGATATTCAGAGACGGGTTTATCATATTTTAATAGACATCTTTTGATTTTTGCTGGCATATAAGGAGATTCACCTCCAACTATATCGCCTAATTCAACAGAATTGACTATTAAAAATAATGGATTTCCTACAATATCAAGCCGATAAATCTCGATTCTCGGTTCATATTGAACAACTAATTTAGAAGCAGATTGAAGTCTAGCAACGTCTAATTCTTTAGGAGTTATATTGCCTGACCATTCTACATGGTAAAATTTTTCTAGAATCATGAACTCCAAAATGTCAGAAAAATCTGATGGGCTATGAGTATGACCAGCAATAAGATTTTGAATTTGATGTAGATGAATTGATGACATACATGCTCCTTAAATGAGAAATCCTGGATATTCCAGGATTTCTTGATCTACCAAAAGAAAATTATTATTCTTCTTCCACTTTAACTCCTTCTTCTGCATCAAGTTCAGCATCAATAGCCTCTAATTCAGGAATTGGGAGTGGTTTTTCTCCAACTTGATACAAGAATAATTTTCCACAAGCTTTATCGATCGCATCTAGAAGTTCTTTCGTGTAAAAAGCCTCAGGAGTCGCCTTGATTTTTGCTTCGATTCGATTCGAAAATTCCTTAGTACCATCAGGTAATTTCCATTTTATTCCTTCTTTTACGAATACTCCGCATCGACATCCAATTTCAAAGAGACCAGCATAACGATCAAGACCATTGTCGAAATTCAAAACAGTTTCGACAACTTGCTGCTCTTTAGTAAATCGAGCTTTTGCAGTCTTAACAGAGATGATCGCACCAGTTACGCCATTTTCGTCTTTTTCTCTTTTCTTTGTCAAATCAAGAATAGTCGTACACGCATAAATTAAGCCACCACCGCCAGAAGATGTAGTGGTTGGACCATACCCACCAGTTCCCGTATAGATGTGATTGGTAATGAGCATCGGAACATTGTTGATTCCTTGAGCAATGTTGAGAACACGAAATGCGCCACGAATTAGCTTCGCTTTAGTCATATCGTTCTTGTCATTGCCATCAGTGATGTCAGTAGTTTCCTTAATAGTAGACAATTGACCCAATGAATCTAATCCCAGAAACAATCTGGGTGTTTTCCTCTGCTCTGGTGTAGTAGACTCAGCATAACCATTAATGATTTGAATCGCTAAAGTTCTGAATTGTTCAACAGTAGAAACAGCTAAAAACGATACTCGAGAAATATCAATGCCTCTTGATTTTAGAGTATCGGTGGTGATTGCTGTTTCGGCATCAAAAATCACAGCAACATTTTCTGGATGAGCTTTAATGAAATACTCTAAAGCTTGAAGTAAGTACCAGGTCTTACCAACTCCTGATGCTCCATTTAAGCCGGTAATTTTATTTGAATGAAATCCACCATAGATAGATCCAGACAATAAAGCATTCATGGCATATGAACCAGTGTCGATATAACCCGTCAAATCACCAACACATCCAACTTTTTCTACTGTGGGCAGCTTAAGCTTTGCTGCAGTAGCAATCGCTGAAAGCAAACTCATTAGACTCTCTTCTTAACAAAAGAATCTACAATATCATAGATTCGCCCATCAAAAGATATTTCAAGAGTACCATCAGGAAGAGGGACACATTCAACATCACCTAAATTTGATCCGTCAATAAATTGACTTGCGGTTTCAGCAGTCTCTAAAGAAACAGCTGTATTGCCAGAGGATTCCCAAGAAGATCCTGCTTGACATGATTCGTAAACAGTTTGAACTTGTTTATTCATTTATTACTCCTTAAATTAAGTTAAATTCTATCATGAAAAGAATTGAGCCAATCCCGATTTATCGGATTCTTTTTCTTTGATTAATCGAGGATCAAGAATTTTTCTTTTTGATATTAATCCCGGATTTGAAACAAATCTCTGAAATACAGAAAATTGACAACAAGCAATTTCAACACCAAATGTGGTTAATCGATATGCGTCAGGATCTGGATTTAGCTTATTCTTTTCAAATGCTGGGATCCATTTAACATCATATTCCAGCAGTGATTCTTGGTCTTTCTTGATCTCTAAAATAGCATCCATGTATTTTTTAGGAGAAAGACCAGGATATAATTGACCTAACGTTTGGCATGCTCCTGGACCAGGTACACAAAAATCTTCATTTTCATCCATTTGAAGATCTTCGCATCGAGACAAATTACATGTAAAGTGATAGCCGTAATAAGCACCAATCCCAGGTCGCTTGGTTAATTCTCGATACGATTCTTCAATTGTCGGTTGATTTTGAAAAAATTCGATTAATCCTTTGTCTTCAAAAGAAGAAACCCAAGACAAAATATCAGAAGCATGCATCTTTCGATTCATATCTCCTGTTTGATATCTCATATAGTTTCGAGCAGCAGTTTGGAGAGAAGTTCGTAATTCTGTTTTACCCCAAATAGATTTCTTCGTTGTATTCAGATTATGAAGACATCTTTCTCTATAATCTGAATCGACGCGAAATTTCATGAAATCTACGTATGAATCTTTTTGGCCAGCTGCAACTTCAACAGCTTCTGATGGACCATAAAACTTCACGACAGCAGAATTTAAGACTTTGTCTCGAAATTCAACTCTATCATTAAAGACTACACGATTTAACCACATCACTTCATCATGATGTGATCGATTTGGATGCCAATACATCACTTCAATATCAAGAGCTCGCTTTTCATCTTCGTTAAAATGATCAGCAGGGACATAAGAATATCCTTTTCCCTGCTGTTTAAGAAGCTCACGCTCATTTATTGCATTAACGAATCTACCAAATTCTTTAAGAACAGATTCGTTAATCGGCATTATTGAATCTCAATGTTAATCTTGTCTGTTCGATGCGATTAAGTTCCTGTTCCCACATAGAAGGATCTATATTGTCATGCAACTCCTGAAGCGATGATATAAATTCAGAATAAGCTTCAGGTACAAACTCTTCTCCAACAAGATCAAGCCAACTAAGTTCCATGAATGGCTGATATTCACTATCTGCAATTAGACAACCTGCTGCACATTTTAGTCCATTGATTCCACGATATAAACAACGATCTCCAGAACGATCTTTAGATCGTTCTTTTTGTTTAAGTAAATGAGCTTTGACTTGCTCAAACACTTCTCTTTCTGTTGCATTAGCTAATGTGCTAAGAGTAATCATGTCATTCTCGAGAAAATACACCAGAACAGCAACCTAATCGATTAGAATCAATTACTCGATTAGCCATCATGAATTTATCGCCACTTACTACTTTAAACCCTTGGGCATAAAGTAATGGCATGAAAGTTTCTTGAATCCATGATTTTGGATTATCTTTTGTCCAATGTACTTCCATGCCAAGCTGTTTTACTTGAGGTGGTAAATTAGACAATTCATCAACCATAGTCCATTCTCCTCCTTCAATATCGACCTTGAGGTAGGTAGGATTAAATTGATCAAGCAAATCTTTCAACTTAACTGTTTGTACGGTTACTGAAGATCTTCCTCGACGAGGAACCAATGAGCCTTGACCGTGACCCTTTAATCCATGCCGAGGTGTGAGCCAAAATTCAACAAACGAAGGAATAATTTCGCCACCCATAGCAGCAGCATTAAACAACACTGATCGATCGGTGTTTCCGTCTTTTTCTAGACGATGCTCAACATTTCTTTTTAGGTATTGGAAGTTATCAGATGCAGCTTCTACTGAAATGACTTTTTTCGCTCCTTGGTCTAAGGCCCAACAAGTCAACCCTCCTGTATGAGCACCAAGATCAAGGACAACTTGATCTTTCAGGTTGCTACCTCGATATTCTGACTTTGGCCCATATCCTTGGCCAAATGTTCCTAAATGATCTCTATCTGGATCATGATAGACACCGTTAAATTTTTCGCTGAATTTCATTGGATATTCTGACATGTTAACTCCTTATTAATTTTTAATTCCGTCGTTTAATTCATGAACATCGAAAGCGTAGTATCTGGATACTTCACCATCAGTATGATCTATATCAAGAACTTCACGATAATATCCTGGTATTCCTCTTTTAGCTAAAACCAAGCATTCTTTTCGAGCTGTATCGGTTGGAAGATCATATGGTGGAGTTTTCTGAGTCCAAGCTGATGGTCCAATTAGTGGTCCAATCAATTTAAGCTCACGAGCAACCTTAAGAAGTCTAATTGCATCGCATACTACGCCAGCAGAATTTGGCGAATCTTCTACAGACAGATCAGCAGTAAATTCGATAGGTGCTCCTCCCCAAGCTTTTGCTTTGATTAACCAGTGAGCTCGTTTATTATCTTTAAGAGCAGGAAAATAAGCAGCTGGTCCAGCTTTCACGGAGTTTGGTTTGACTTCATTGCCAGCAAGTAAAATCTGATTTTTGATCACATTTTCTTTAGACTGTTTCTTAGATTTCAGTCTATCTGGATTTTGCATATTAGAAAAGTCTGTATTTCCTCCAATATTGTCCTGATAATGCATGAGAACATCACATCCTCGAGCTTGAAAAAGCTCTTGAAGAACTGCCGACACGATGCTTGCACCAAGTGCTGATCGCATATCATCTCCGATCATCGCAATTCGCTTATCTACGAATTTTTGGGCCCATTCTGGATCAGATCCAATGAACACAGGAATACAATTAAGAAAACTAATTCCAGTTTGAAGACAAATATCTGCCCAAAATTCAGTAGCAATTTGAGAACCTACTGGCAAATAGTTGATAATGATGTCAACCTTTTTTTCCTTTAGGTATTTGATGATTTCAGTCTTTGAAATGCTTCTTTCGATATGTGCAAGCTGATCACTATCGATTAATCCTCGTTCATATGCCCAACGATAATCTCTAAATGATTCATCATGCGGATAATCATACATGTGCTTAGAAACTCCGTCCATAATAGGAGCGGGCTGAACTATTGGGTTGTTCAAAAGTTCTTCTTTCAGTGTATCTTGATCGATAAATTGAAGAGTGCAGTTTGGGTTTTCGAAAATTGCTTCAGATAATGGCTTAAAGATTTTTCGATAATCGATGTCATATGCAGCAACAACTTCAATGTCTGTAGCATAATATCCACCGATATTCTTTTCCATAATTCCTGGAATACCAGAATCAGAATTACTTTCTTGTTTGTAATAACCAAATCCTTGAACTAGCGACGAAGCGCAGTTTCCAATTCCAACGATTGCGACTTTAATAAGTTCCATTTTGTTCCTTGATTGTGGAGTGTACCGTAGATATACAAGCTGATTTTACATCATTTGTCTTGTCTATATGTCAACACTGGTACGATATGAAATTCTTTTAGGATTTCTAATTCGGTTTTTTCGTCTTCGGACAAAGATTCATTTGAATTGAGCTGCTTTTTTCTTTCTTCGATAATGTCTAAAATCGTACTAATCTGAAGAGGATCATCTTCAAAATGATTCCAGAGTTTTACGCCTTTCTTTATCAAAGAGAGTATAACTTTTGCTTTATGTTCACCTGAGTCTTCTCTTGTTCGACCCATTTTCTTAGTTTTTGCGTTCAAACAAATAACTGGATCCACAATTCCTAATCTATTGCAGACAGAACGAACTAGCTCTTCTTCATCGACTCCACGACCGGTAATGATTATGTCTTGTGCTCTTGGAATTAAACCAACAGTAATAACTCCATCGAAGTCGTAGCTATTAACATAATCAGGTTTTATGACGTTTGGATTACCCAATTGATGTTCCTTTTTGAGATAAATCAACCAAAGGGCAGATTGAAACGGTTGAAAGGAAAAAGGTTGATGTAGCGATAGAATTGAATGTAAAAATTGTTTGATAAACAAAAATTTCAGAGCTACCAACTAATCGATATTCTACTACGTGTTCATCATTTTGTCCTTTTTTGGTGACGAAATAAAGAACACCTTTTTCTCCTAAATCATCAAGCAATGGCTTGATTAATTCATTTGGTACTTTAATCCAATCTGTTGTGACTAAAGCATTGGCATGCTGAACTGGAGAATGCAACATCATGATTATTCGTCCTTCGAAAGTTTGATTTCTTCTAATTCTATACCAGGAAAATTATCTCTGGCGTAGTCTCTACCTTTTCCTTTTGCGACCTCAAATTTCAATGAAGGATTTTCTGTCCATGGATATACAGATGGAGGTAGTTTTGTATGGAGAAGAACAGTATCGCATCCTTGACCTCCACTCATTAACAAAATCTTTACAATTTCGATCATTTTGATCACCATTCAAAAAATTGATTAGCAGGAGTTGGTTCTACGTTTGGCATTGGAGTCAAATAATAAGCAGGAGATAAATGGATTGACCGTGGTTTTTCCATCATATGTTCAGGTAAATAGCCTTCAGTCTTTACGACATCAATTAACCTCCATTGATTCTTTTTGGCCATTGCTGATAATTGATTGCAATAGATGTCTCGAATTTGCTTACGCTGTTCAAATGTTCCGGTCGCTGGAACTCCTTTATACCAAACAGACTTTGGAACTTTAGCAGTTCTTTCGGGAGTTTCGATCGGATATGGAACGACTAATTCAATAATCGTGTCATATTTTTTCTGCATGTCTAGCAGTTGAGCTTCAAGCCTATTCAGGAGTTCCTGGCTTGCTTCAGGTGGATTGTTTTGTCTGAGGATGTGGAATCTTATATCAATGTTTCCATAATTGATTCTGATCACTTTAGGAAGTGGATTGATATGGGTCACACGAGAAAAACACCAATCTTTGATTTTTTCTATTAATCCACGATTTAGAGCTCCATGTAGAGTTTCAGCATCATTTCTATAAACGGCAAATCCAGGTTCCCATGATGCTCCCGAATGAGAATCTCCAATGATTAATTTTCCAGTTTTCTCGAATTGATTGACCATAGGATTGACAACAGGCTCGACCATTGAATCCGCTATTCCAAATTCAAGACCTAAATCATCAAATTTCAGATCATTAATTCTGTCGGCGAATTTGAGTTGTGTTTTTACACGATTTTTTAAAGAATAGAGTGACTCACTCCATGGAAGACGATATTCAAGACCACAAAGACCTGAATTAAGGATAGTTCTGCTTTCCTTAATTTTTTCCATTTCCTTTATTGGTTGTTCAAGACCAGCTTCACCGCCAAAAAGATTAAGAGCAAATCCTTCTTTAAGATCTCCGTAATAATACAAACCAGAATGAACATAAAGAGTTTGACATTGCTTCATTTCTTCTAATGTTCTAACGATTCGATATTGTTTATCGTTTGATTGTTCAACCAAAACTCTTTTAAGCAATTCCATCCATCCGCGATAATGAGAAGCCTCAATCTTCGGAATAGATTGATGAAGTCCACAAAGTCCAATTATGTCCATTAGTAATCCCAGAAATTCTGAAGCGCAGGTTTTACGGTGTGTCGAACTGAAATTCTATCACAGATTAATTCCAAAGGTTTGACAAAATAATCAGCAAACATCCTGTTTCGATCTGCCCATTCTTCAAGGTTTAACTCAGGTGGAATTAAATCGGGAACTGCGATCGCATCAGAATAAAATGGATTTGGAAGTCTAAGTGCGATGAATCTGACTTTATCTCCAGGTTTAATTGGGCGATATTTGGCCTCAAGTCCACTTCCTGGCCCAATGGCTTTGTTGTAGATCAATGCACATCTTGAGTTGTACGGAGTTCCTTTGATTGGTTCTCCTTTAGGTCCACGATATTTGTCTAGTTGGTTGATAGAACCAGGACGAGACATTTCAATTAATGGAAGATCTTTGAATTGATCTTTTACGGTTTGGATGAATTCGACAATTCTGTCATCAGAATCTCCTCGTATGATCAGCTCTAGAGCTAGCTCAAGGGATTCTCGACAGAATTTAGGAGTCGAAGATTTAATGACGTCTAAACCAGTAACTTTAAGTTCAGGAGTAGCATATCGAACTCCTTCCATATCAATCACATCGATAGCATATTTTTTGGCAGCTACCCAAAATCCACCTGAAGCTATGGCTTCTCTCTTCATCGCCATTGTATGATTTGGACAATTCAAATAAAGAGCCATCGATTCAAGAGCGGGATTAATGGCTTCTTCTTGAATTTTAGAGCAAATCGCATCGATTAAATCTGTAGTTCTTTCAACTGAAAGAGTTTTATCTCCAACGATTTTCTTTCTCAATGGATCTAGCGACAAATACAATGAATCAGTATCGATTGCAATACACCAATCTTTGTCTTCTCCAATTTTATCAGAAATCCATTTATTGCATGCTTTCTCTAAAGACAAAATGATCATTCGACCAGTTCGAGTAATTCCTTCAGCCAAGCGAATATCATAAAACCTAAAGAATCGATTGCCCAATGCTCCGTAAAGAGAATTCAATGTAACTTTGATTGCTTCTTGGAGCGTATTCTTTGAACTGATTAAAGATTTTAATCGATCGTTTTCAGCTAAAAGATCTTCAGTGCTTAAAGTTTTAACATCAGTCATTTGCGTCTACCTCTATTTCGCGCGATTTTAACTCAGCAATCACTAACTGTCGACGCTTTTTCAATTCAAGCATTTCTTTTTTGACCGATTTTCTCTTTTTTAGTAGTGTATCAACAAGTTCAGGTAATACACCTTTTCGATTTGTCTCAAATGCGACTCCATTTGCTGCTATAGAAATTTGTTTATTTGGAAGACCAGAAAAATCAAGAGTCTTATTGATAATGTCGTCTACATAATCTCCATAACTAAACGATTCGATAGAAGAAATCGTCGATGGACACATATTCCATTGATGAATAATCGAAGGATACAGAGAAGCTAAGTCAAATGAGGCAATCCATTTTAAAAGAGATGCTTTAACTTCTTTAACAAACGCTCCTTCAAATGATTTCTTAAAGGATGGTTCCATTACCTGAGCGACTCGATTCGATTCAGCAAGGAAGTTGCAAACAATAGCATCCCAAGTCTTTACTGGGCCATAGACGTCTGTAAAGTTGATTTTTGCTGTTTGAGCTATGAAAGCAGCAAGGTCAATAAGCAGACGTTTCTGGTCTATCGCTAGGGTCAACCAAACATCTTTGATGTTGTAATCTACATATCGACTTGGATTCAATCTCTTGAGCTCCGCGTGTGACAAGGAGTCTTCACCAAAATCTAACTTGTCTTCGCCTATCTCTACCTTTCCGATATAGCCAAGCTTGTAGCTTTCTCGAGGCTTAAAGGTGAATTTACGGTAAAGATCAAGCAAGTCAAGAATTGAAACTCCGTAAATGTCGATTTCTACGGCTTCGTTTCCAAAGTCATCAATGTAGTTTTTAGATCGAACTACTGAAAATGGAGATAAAGCTTTGGTTGGCGTTTCGCCAAGAACTTTAAGGCATCGATTATAGAGGTATGGCATATCAAATCCTGCCACATGCCAACCACTTAGGATAGCTGGAGGGTTTGCTTTCCAATGAGCAAGCCAAGCAACTAATAACTCTCTTTCGGTATTAAACTTAGTATAGACTATTGATTTTAGATCGAAATCACTCGGCATCGATCCAGGTAATACAGAATGAGATGGAGACCAATCGCAAAGCGTGAAAACATGAAACTTTTTCGAGACTGAATCCCATTGGCATAAGCAATCAACTTCATAGTTAGCTTCTGCGGGCTCAGGAAATCCTGAACTTGAATCGACTTCGATATCGATAAAAGAGATTCGACATAAAGGGTGAAGTCCAGGCTCTAATTTAGGATATCGAGAATATAGAAATTGAAGTTCAAAATTAGGTTGGCCGTAAAGAATTCCAGATTTTGAATATGAACTAAGTTGATCGCCAGATTTCTTCATTTCTTCCAAGATTAATGGACTCACTGGAATCGTTCCAGTCATATCGGTCCATCCTGTGCTTTTTCCCGTTTCGTCTCGAATATAAAGAGTTGGTTTGTAATTCACCTCTTCGACATGATCTCCTTTATCATCAACATATCGATGAAGCATTGAATTACCCCATTTACGGGCAGAAATAAAATGGGCCATGAGATCTCCTGACAATAATGCTTTATTGTATCACTGAAAAACGAAAGGACCTCTAAGAGGTCCTCCGTAGTCCCATTCAGTTTCCTCTGGACCGGCCAGAACCTATAAGGCTGATTTATTTCTTGGGCTATAAGTACTCAAGCAATTCCTTCCAGTTTGGTACTCCACCTTCAACTAATTTAATTGCTTTGGTGAATTCACGAAGAGTGATTGTTGCCATTTTTCTTTCGCGATATAGAGATTCCAGATAATCCATAATCTCGATCTTTTTATTCATAGGGACATTTCGTCCACCAAGATCTTCTAAAATAGATCTCATTCGTTCAAACACTTGATCTTGTGTCAAAGTCATATCGATTTTAGCAGATCGAGACAAAATCGCTGTATCAAATTTTTTGAATTCAAGGTTCGAAATAAAAATTACGCGACCTTCGAAAGGAAACATAGCAGGATATTTGATTTTAGAAGAAGTTGGATCTTCATCGATAGCTTGATCTACTTCATCGTAAAAATCTTCTCGTTTATCTCTTGGCATTTTAGATACGTCGACTGTTCTACCAGTCAACCAAGTGATTGATCGTTCATCGTAAAAATCTTC